TGGTGCTATTATCAAAAACATAGAAGGTATTGTTGATGATAAAGTAAAGAGGTCATACAGACCAATTATTTATGAAAACGAATTCCATAACTTTGAGTTTATTCGCCATCCTATGCAATCTTATTATGGTGGCTATGTTGGATTTATTCAGTTAGATACTATGAAAGTTAAGAAGATTATTTCTCTAAAGGTTTGGCAAGGAAATCAATATCAAGAGTTAGCATCGGCTTCCGCATCTATTACATTAGACAGTAGCGGATATAATAATCTAAGAAGTATTACATTACAATTACCTAATAGTGGTGATTCGTGGGTATTGTATCATCATGCAGAAGGAAGTTTAGCGGCACATAATACATTCCATAATGGCTTCGGTTCTAAAACAACTGCAAAGGAAATATGTCATTTGATTAATGAAGAATACCCTGCTAGCACTGCACAATTTACAGGAGCAACAAGAGACAAAGTATTGACTTCTTCACCTAATGGTCTAAACATAAGTGATTTCTTTTATGCCAGCACAGACCCCGATGATAGTAATAAAATCAACATTTCTAGCCTTTTATCCGGTGAAGATGGTTCTGCTTGCACACTTACAATAGCAGATAAAGCAGGTCAAGATTCAAGCACTACATCAACGCCATTTACTGATATGCAAGATATGAAGAGGCTTGGTTCTTTTTGGACTATTGGGGATGAAGGTCGAGTATTCTTCCTTAGAGACTATCCATACCATACTCAAAATTCAATCATTGTAACCTATATTGCTGGCAGTAGCCGTGTTCCTTCCGCTATACACAAAGCAACAACAATGTTAGTAGCGGCTGAAATATTACGACATGACGACCAAACAATAATGATTGCTGAAACGGGTGGTAATATTAACACTAAAGAGAAATATGATATTCTGAAAAAAGAAGCGATGGATATACTGAAAGGTAAAGGTGACTTAGTGTTCTTACTTTGATTAGGTGTTATTATGGCAAGAAGCATGGCGGTTTCACTTAAAGACTTCAATAGGTATTTAGCCATTGAAAAGGAAAGACAAGCCGCCCTAGAAGAATTATCAGAAATATTAGGGTTTGATGTTAGTTTCAGCGAAGAAGAAATGATTAATAATGCTAGTGAAAGTTACTCAAAAGCAGTTAGTGAACAAATAAAAAAGGAGGCGGCTGAATGGATGAAGTTTCGCTTTTAATTGATTTAGTTAGCACTAATTGGGCTAGTTCCGCTACCACATTACAAAGTGCTGGCACTATTTCAGCAGACCACGCTGGAACTCCTAACTTTGTTGATGTTAGAACATTACAAAAAAATAGAGGGGTTAGGTATGATTTAACCGCTAAAGATGTAATTATATTCTTTGAGGATGGACAAAACATAGAATATCCTACTACTCATTTTGATGTTAGACATGAGACATATACATTTACTATGCACATTCGAACAATACATGATGAAAGGGCTGGAACTGACGCTGCATTTGGCAAAGATAGGCTAAGGGCTTTATACTTGATTGCTCGTCATGCAATTGAACGGGGGCGAAGGGGCTATACTGCAAGTGATGGTTCTAAGTTTAATCAAATATTTATTGGTTCTAGAAATGAAAGTAATGACCGTTCAAAACGATTATTTGGATATAAAGTAAACATTGAAGCAAAAAGATTCGCATTAACACTCCCTTAGTAAGTTTGTAAAGGAAAGGAGAGATTAATTATGTCAGCAGAAGATATATTTTTAGGAAGTCAAGCAAGTTTAACGATGATTCCCGAAGTGGATTTGTATATACCGTTAGACCATAGCAATAGCACAGGAAGCGGAGAAAATTCCGCAAACACAAATACCGTAAGAGCGCATGATGATTGGGAAGCGCACTTTTTGATGGTAAATAATTTATACACAGGATGCACTGTTGAATTATATGCAACAGGCGCACCAACAACTGTAATTTCAACTCACACTATTACTTCAAACACTGAAAAAGACATAGTTCTCTCTCCCGACCCAAGAACAATTGTTTCTGGTGATTTCATTCACATTAGAGGATATGGTGCGCCTTGTGTTGGTTTATACACAGGTTCAACCAAGCGATTAAATGCTGACAATTGGTTAGGCTTAATCGAATCATCAACATTCCCTAATCTTGAAGTTGAGATGAAACAATTAAATCTTTCACTTGGCGGTTCAAGAAACTTTACTCATCAATATAAGGGAATAAAAACTGCTTCCGGTGGTAATTTAGCAGTGATGGCTAATCATGGTGCTTGGCTTTACTATGCTTTAGGTAAATGCACAGAAATTACTGCTACTTTTGAGGCAAATAATCCCGCTAACAAACTAACAGGTCATGGTGCAAATACAACAAAAGATGATAGAAGGAATGTTTATCTTGATACTACTAATGGCGGTGCTGAAACAGGAACGATTACTTCAAGCGAATTTTTGGAACAAGGGCCATTTTTCTATAAAACCGCAAGAGGTTCAAATACATTAGTTCCTCCTTTACTACACGGTTTTGATGTGAATACTAATATGGAATTATTGGACAGACCTACATCATCTGCAACAAATGTAGCAAATCCTATCACATATAAGTTTGAAGAAGCAAACGGAGAAAAACTTCCTTCTTTTGCTCTTGAACAAACATTGGCTAAATCTAGCACATTAACTACTAATACTGCATCAGATTCAGAAGACACGACCTTCGTTAGAATTGCTACCGGAAATAGGGTAAATACATTCACTATGACCGCTAATGAAAATGAAGAAGTTAAAATGACTATGGATTTGAATACAAGAACAGTTCATAAATTAGACCAAGATGAAAACTATGAAGCAAGGGGCGGAATAACAGATAATCGCCAATTGTTTAATTTCGAACAGGCCAATAATACTAGCACAACTGATAAAGACCCTGAATTTTTAGAACCGTTCTTCTTCTCAAGCGGTTTGTTTAGTATCTTTGGGCAACAATTCCTAAAGGTTACTAACCTAACTTTAACTATCAATAACAACTTACAAGATAAAAGATATATTGGTATTGGTAACAAAGACCTAAAAGAAGGTATTCCCGCACAAAGAAATTATGAAGTTTCATTTACTGCTATGGTAACTGATGATAAACTGTTTGAAGAATTGTTTAATGAAACAGAAACAGATAACACTTCTTCAACTCTTCTTACTTTACAATTTGACAAAGCAAATGGAGAACAAATACTTATTAAATTAGCAGATTATCACCTAAATGCTGCTAACTTTACTATTCCTGAAGATAAAGGGCCAATTACTGTTGAAGGAACAGTAATGCCTAGAAGTTTAGAATCATGCACAGTTAAAACTCATTGGGTATTGCAGGGGTGATTAAAATGGTATCAAAATCAGAAAAAGGAATTTTAGTTCGAAAAAGACTAGAAGAAGCCTCAAAGAAAAAGAAACCTGCTAAAAAAGAAACTACTGAGGTAAAAAAAGAAGAACCTAAGAAGTCTAAATTAGCAGAATAATATTCCACCAACACCGTTTGTTTGTTTGTTGGTTTTGAAGGTGGATAATATGGAAAAGAAAATTATAAGTAATAAAAATGTGCTTTTTGCATTGAACGAATCGACACTACATTATGTTAAAGTGTCAGCAGAATTAGACGAATACATCAAGGTATGGGTTAAAGAACCTACTTGGCTTGAAGCCGAAAAAGCCTTGAATTCCGTCATGAAAATTAACTCTCGCACTCAATCTTTCGACCTTGATATAAATGCCATGTATAGGTATATGGTCGAAAACTTTATTGAAAAGACAGAACCTTCATTAACAACAATTGATATGTTGCGTCTTAGCCCTTATGTTGGCAACCAATTAAAAGAAATTCTTCCTAACCCTATGAGTCTAATGCAGGAGGATGAAGAAAAAAAGGATGATTAAAGGTGCGTTTAAGGGAAAGGAAACTGACCACAAAACGGCATCTTTAGTCACCGTATATATGCTTTCTAAGGCTTTAGGAATAAGTCCTTTAGAAGTATATCAAATGCCTGTTAGTCTTGTTAAAGATTTATTACAGGTTCATTCAGTTGTTGAGGAATATAAAGCGGAAGAAATGGATAAAATACAAAGAAAGGCAAAGGTGAGATAATGTCTGAGGCTGAACAAAGCATTAACAATGTTTCACAATCTATTTCTGATTTATCTGCAACACTTTCTGAAAATTCTAAAAGATTCGCATTAAGCAGTAGTAAGATTGTTGAATGGTCTAAATCAACAGGAAAGGCCGGTAAGCGTTGGACTACATTTAGTCGTTTAACTTCCGGAACAGGTCTTTGGAAGTTTCAGAATTATTTGCGTGGAACATTAGAAGTTATTGGTGCTTTTGGTGAAAGAACAGATGAGGCTATTAAGGCTCAAACAGAACAAGAAAAGGCTTTGGCTAAAAGCATTAAAGGTGTTAAAAAGATTAATGAAGAATATAAGGCTTTGAAAGAAGTGCAAGATGATTTTAATGATAGAGTTAGTAAGAAAGAAGTGGAATTGAATGCTCAAAGACTAGAAGACATTAAAGCAACTACAAATGCGATAGATAGAAGAAAATCTTCATTAGAAGACGAGTTGAAATCAATTAAAGAAAGAGAGAAGAAAACCAAAGAAGTGTATAATAATGAGATTAAAAGAAAGCAAAAAGAATTAGAAAATTTTCAAAAACTTCATGTCGAAAAAATGAAAGACGGTAAAGTTAGTAAAAAGGATTTGAAGAACTTTGAGAGACAAGAAAGAACAAGACGCAAAAAAATAAAAGAATTACAAGAAACACAAAAGAAACAATTCGAGCAGCAAAAAAAGGATAGGGAAGCGGCTAACAGACTAGCAGAAAATTACATAAAAAATGCTGAAGAACACATAGAAAAAAGAAAACAAGAAGCAAAAGCAGTCGATTTATCAACTATTGAACTTGCTAATTATACACAAACACAATTGGATGCATTAGAATCCACTACTGCTTTTAACCAAGCAATAATTCGAGGAAGGTCACAACAAGAAGCATACGCAGCCGCATTTGAACAGGTAACTGAAAATGTTAATAAAAATAAAGAGTCATATGAGTCGTTTAAGGATAAAATGGCGGAAGCGATGCAAATACAAGAAGCATTTGAAAAAGGAGCAGAAAGTAAAGAATTCAAAGTTATTCATAAGATGGTTCAAGATAGACGAAAGGCATTGAAAGGACAATTGGGGGATGTTGATGCGGCATTTGAAGACGATAACACAGAAGAAATGGTTGAAAAGTTGTTTAAGCCTATTTATTTTATGCGTAAATTAATGAAAAGCGAAGAAGCAAGAGATAAATTAAAACTTAAAATACAAATGAAAGCACTCGCATTCCAACAATTTATGAAGCCTATTCTCAATATGGCATTTAAGTTCTTAATATTCGGCATATTGGGAATGATTGCTCTATTAGCAGTTGCTAAAGTTGCTTATGATATTGTAGGAATAATGGGTCAATTTGGAGTAATAGATGATATTAAAGAAATAATAGGTAGTGTGTTAACCATAGGAGGGGCAATATTTGGAATAGTAGGGGCATTTTTATCCGGTGACTTTACGGCTATGTTTGATTATTTAGGAACTATAATGTCATCTCTAATGGATATAGGTTGGAATTTAATAACCATATTCGCAAAGGGTCTTTTCGCAATCGCAGTTGGGTTATTTTATTCTCTTATAGATGGAATATTTTGGTTCTTTGATGGAGGGTGGAAAGTAGCATTACCAGCACTTCTTAAATTAGGAGTAACCTTAATCGGATTATATTTCATAAAGTATCTGTTAAGCCAAGCACTGTTGTTAATAGGAATATATGCTTTACCTATTATGATGTTTGTATTGATTGCTGCATTTGTTACCGCATTATTTATGAAACTTTATCAAGAAGTTGAATGGATTAGAGATGGTCTTAATTGGGTTGGTGGATTATTTAGTAGTTTATGGGGTTGGATTACAGGCATTTGGAAATCAATTAAAAGTTCCATCAATGATGTATTAGAATGGTTCGGTGCAGATGGATTAGCAACAGGCGGTTTAACTCACGGCAATACAACATTAGTCGGAGAAAGAGGCCCAGAAAGAGTTAAATTACCAGCAGGTTCAAGAGTTTATTCTAATTCACAAAGTAGGTCAATGACAAGCGGTTCAACAGTAATTAATAATCATATTACTATTAATGCGAAAGATACTTCTGATGCAGAATTAAGAAGAATTGCAGAAAAGATAGGTAATATGGTAAACAATAAAATGAACAGAACGGTATCTTCAAGAACATTAGGGTGATTAAATGACATATGTATATTTGAAATTTGGGCAGTATGCTGAACAGGAAACTACTGATTTAACAGTTAATACTATTCCGTTGAATGTTACATCGGTTGGAGTTTCTGTAAGTAAAACCATTCCTTCTTTTCCTATTCCGTTCTCCGGTGTTGTAACGGGTGAATCTGTAACTGCCGCTTTAGATTTAGGTATGGCTACTAAACAAATAGATTTAACCGGTTTTATTTCTGAAACAGTAATTAAGAAAACAAAAACCGCTACCGATACTTCCGCAGAAGATGATGAAACGGCTTTAACCTATACTGCTCACGAAGTTGCACAGATGATTGCATCAAGTGTTGATTCAACAGGCTTACAGGTCAACCAAGCGATAAATGAATTAATTATTCTTTATCCTTCTAAAGTAGGGAACAATTATGCTGCAAGAACAACAGAAACTTTAGTTCCTTTTAATTTCGCATCAAGAGGAGAAGAAGGATTTGGAGACAATTTAGGAGTATCATTCAAAGGTTCTGATTTTCCAGATTCTTCAACGGCTTCGGGAGTAGCAGGTTTTATTCGCAGTTTTAGTTTTAATATGGAAGCAGAAGCAGTTGATATTAGTTTTTCAATGCAATTCGAAGTAGCAATAGTTGGGCCGTGATAAAATGTATGAAGTTTTAACAGGAAAACAACGCTCATTGGTTTTTCCAATAATGTGTAATGCTTTTGTTAAAATGTCTTATGATGATAATATACCAAATACAGATAATGCAGGAACATTTGATGATGTAGGCTATGGTTTATGGGCGCATAAAGGTTCTTTTTCTTTCGAAGCATTGATTACTCCATATGAGATAAATGGTAATAGCACTCACCAAACCGCAGTTGACCTTTCTAATACTGCTTTAGGTGTAGGAAATACTAGAAACGATAGTAAAAAAATAATGGCGGGACTACTACAAGAGACTTATGACTTAGGTGCGAGTGATGCTAATGATGAAACTGAAATGCAAAATGAATTGTATCTATCAAGAGCAAATAGAATTACGCACGAAATGATGATTTTCGATAACGATAACTTTACAATATCTTTAGTAAATTCAACCACGCATACACAAAATAATCCAGCCCAATACAAAATTAAAGCCACTGTAAAAATAGGAAGCACCACAAAAACAGTTACTTCTGATGTTGTTATCAAACCGAGTCAAGGACATTCTTTCAGATATAACACTACTAACACTTCTAATTTGTTTAGTGGCTTTAACAAAGCAGGGAGAGTTATGTTCGCTAAGGTTGCCGAAGTCCATACTAACGGTGCAGAAGACAACATAGATTTGCCTTTGGCATCAGCGACTCATCCTTTTATTACAGGACAAGAGATTTTTTATCGCAGTAGCGGAACAACATTTACTTCATTAGGCACAATTTACAGTGTAAGCGGTAGTGATTTAGAGATGAATGCAGCAACACCAGCACTAGCCGGAGGCACTGACTTATTCCTACCAACATACAAACACCCGACATATATAGACCAAATGTTTCATGTGGGTTGTGTTTATAATGATAAAACTAAATTAATAACATTGTATCTTAACGGTATTCCTATTAAATCAGATACCCATAGCGAAACTGCTACCTTTGAATTTGCTAAAACAGATATTTATTTAGGTTCTAATGGTCTAAACGATATGACTGTTTCCGGTATTTATGATACTTTAAGCGGAGGAACTGCTACCGGTATTAACGGTGCTACTACTTGCAAACAATTTATGGGAGAGTTTCACGAATTGGCAATTAGTAATAAAATTACTTCTTTTACATCAATAGATAATTTAATGCCTAATTTTAACGATGCTTTATTATATCTTAGATTCGAGGAGGTGGATTTATGACCCGTATTTTTGCTGAATCTAACGAAAGTATTGTTGAAGAAGTTTATCGAAATACTAATACCGTTTTATCTAATGTTAATGGAACTTATTACATAGGAATGGGTGTAACAGGAGATGGTATTCCTGACAATTCTCGTATTGTTGCCACAGGATTGGGTAGTAATCAAGTTACTTTAAGCAATACTATTGGAGGTTCAGCCGCTACAATTAATGCTACATTTAATAAGACTAATTATAATGTTCCTACTAATCCTAAATTTAGAACATTTGGTGCATTTTCTGGAAATGAAAGATTATACACTATTATTTATGAACATACTTTAACGGGTTCTGCTGAAAATTTTGTTCAGCAATTACAAGGTTCAGATAGTGCAGATACAGAATACTTAAATTTAGAAACAACAGAAGGATTTAGAATCAAAAACTTCCATGCTGCAACATCAGAAGGAGTATCATTAAGTGCGATAGACCTGAACACCTACAATTATTTTGTTTTAATACACTCAGATAATCACTTATTACATCATTTTGCTAAAATTACTCAATTAAATAATGATGATAATGCCGGAGATTCTTTTGATTTTGAGCCAAGATTAGGAACAGAAATAGCAGAAGGAACTAAGTTTATGGTATTTAGAGGGCCAAAGATTTTAGATGATGATAGAGGTTGTAAAATTTTAGCAGTTTCAGCAGGTATTAAAAATAATTTACAAGAAGACTTAGTATGTGCTGAACCTTTATTTTACTTCTTTAATGACAATTTAGATAAAAAGAATCAATTAGACCATAATACTAAATATTTTATGAAATTTAAGGGTGCGAACACTACAACTACTGAACCTAGTGTTAAAAACACCTTTGTTACATCACAAGATAATGGCTATGTAATTAAAGATTATAGTAAATATACAATGAATTTAACATTAACAGATAATCTAAAAGATATGGACTACCCTGCTTATGCAGAAGTATTTAATATTCCTCGCTCCTTAGCACAAGAATTTACTAGCGGAACATATCAATTGATTAGCCCACCTGATTCTTTTGGCGACTATGATGATTGTTTTCATAATGCTAAAAGAAGCACTAATTTAGATATAGACCCTTTAAGTAATCTTTCATATAGAGGGCCAACAAGATATGTCCATTATGACTTTTCTCCTACTAGAGCAAATAAATTGTATAATGTAATTGATTTAACATTAGAAGAATCCATAGGAACAAGAGGCAGTTATTGTGAAACAAAGGTAGTTGATACTAAAAGATTGCTACCTGCTAAAATAAACACTTTTGATAAATTAAGAGTTAGGCATAGATTACATAAGGGTAATTTCAATGATTGGTTTGCATTAAAGGCTAAAATAAAATCTTATCTAGGTCTAAATGAATACAGATTCACTACCGAATATGATTTAAGCACTATGTTTAATTTGGGTGATGAAGTTAAAATAGGAAATCGCATTCTAATTGTTGAAACAATAGACGCTATCAATAATTTAGGCACTACGGGAAAAGAACAAGATGTTAAATTTAGAGCAGTCCATAGATTAGAAACGGGAGGAATCTTTAGTTCTGCTTCTTCATATAGTTTAACTGACGGAAGTGTTATTTATAGAAGGGCGTGGAATACTACTGATAGCACTTTATTAACTACTTTTGATATTTTAGAAAATAGAAATGATAGGCTTTATGTTAAATTAATATCTAAAGATTTTAGTTTCCTAGAAGCCACTGTTACTAATTCTGATAAAAATAAACAGTTGTTGACGCTTAGTTTTCCAACAACAACAAATACAGGAGTTTCGGCATTAGATTATATGGAAGGTTCTTATTATATTGAAGTTGAAAAATTTGATGGTTCAATAGAAAAAAATTCTTATTACAAAGAAAATGGGCAGACTATTTTCGAACTTTCTGGTCGTTCAGAAATAAGAAAACTATTAGGCCCAATAATAAATAAAAATACATTACATTCTAAAGATATTATTTATTCTTCACATAGTCCTTATACTCCTTTAATTCCACCACAAAATGCATCTGGAGAAAATATGGCAAGTAGCGGTAATGTCATCATTTCTGCCTCAATGTCATCACCCGACATTGTTGTGAGTAATAACGATAATGGTTCAGGTAGTGCTATTTTAACTACTTCTGATGAAGGAAAGTTGTTATTTGCTCATACCAATGCACATTCAAAATTTATTTTCTTGGGAATATTAAAGAGTGTTTCTGGAAATACCATTACTTTACACGCTGATTGTTTAACATCAATAAATGAAACAGGAATCATTGATAGTAGTATAGATTATAGTTATGAATTATATACATCTAATTCTAAATACTATATGTTTAATAAAGCCATGTCTGCAAATACTAAAACAAATACTGTTTCCACTTTAAGCGGTGCTTCTAATAAAGGATTATATTTTAATGGAGGCACTACCCTAAATGGTTCTGGAGGAGAAGTTGTTGAACTAGTAGGTAGTAGTGCTAATACTAATAATTCTGAATCAGTAGGGTATTATATTTCAGGAATAAAGGGTGTGAAAAAAAGCCCTATCTTTGAAGGGAGACTTGATGATGGTCGAACCAATGATGGCGTAAATAAGGCATTTTCAGATTTTGATACAGTTAATACTTTATTAGATTTTACAGTTTTAAATATTACAGAAGATGATAATAATAATGAAACTATTGTTGAGTTAGCACCATACATTCCTTTAACTTTAGGAAGAGTGGATATTAACTATGCTAATATGATAGATACTGATTTATCTTCGACTGACTTAGGACAAGTGAATGCCAGCACAGTAGGAAATCGTTATTTTACTATTCCAGCAACAAGTTCCACTGAATCACTTTCTTCAACGGCCAATCAAAGAAAACATCATGGAAATCCTGTTTATGCCAGCACAACGCAAAACGATAATTTAGGAACAGTTACTTACTTAGGCAGATTTATCCAAGCCGATTTGAATGAAGCGGCAGATACAATTACAATATATGTTAGCAAAGTGTTAGAACAAGACATTGATAATTTATATATTAGAGTTCTAAATTATCAAACTGATGGAGAAACTAGTCATAAAACCCATGAAATGAATTTCTTAAATGGCGCACACTTACATGGAGGAAAAACAATAATTTTAGCAAATCCTGAAAATCGAACCTCAACAGATAATTTCACAATAACAGTTCCTCTAAATTATGAATTATTTCAAAGTTCTGAAACAGGTGAAATAGCATATGCAGATAAATATGGTTCTCCTTATTATAGGATTTTTAATATTGAAAAGGGTAATATTAATAAAACCACAGAACCTATTGCTTGTGAAAGAACCAACGCTCTTTATTATTCTGATATATCTTCTAAAATTAAATATTATGCGAATGCATATAGAGGAATAGGAGCAACAAATTTAGTTCATTACGGAAAAACAGGAAAAGATGCCGCAGATAATCATATTTTACCAGAAAGTCGTGGTTGGACTAATGCCGCAGGTTCTAAATTTTTTGAACAAAAGGTAACTAAAAGTGGAGGTAGTCCAGAAAGGGTTGCTTTCTATAAAGACCCAACAGATATATCAGATACCGCAACAGGAAAAAGTTCTCCATTTACCGCAGTTGATAACTTAGACTTACTAGACCCTAAAATTGCAAGAATGTTTTTGTTTATTAACGGAGATATTGTAGGGTATTCAAGCGCACGAAAAGACAGTTTGTTGAGAACAGGAAGAAGTTTAGAAAAATACAATTTATTTTTGCTTAAAAAACCCTCTATTGTTGATTTTTCTGATGATAAAGAACAATTTTTTGGAGGAAGTAAAAATATAAATCTTAATGACTCAAGTTATTCAATGGTTGATATTAGTTCTAGCGAAGCAAATTTAGCCAATCTTACAAGATTCTCAATAATGAGATTAACAGAAGTAGTAGTTGATTTTGCTTTTAATCAAATAGACCCCGAAAATGCTCCGGCAAAAGACAAGGTATTACCTCAATGGAATTATTCATTTAAGATGCCAAAACAATTAGATTCCTTATTTAGTGGCGGTAATGTAGCAGTTAGTGATTATGTTTCCAATGCTATCGAATTAAATTCTAATCCTTCCGGTTTCGGCATTACTTCTGGAAATTTTATATTTGATGATAATGGAAGATATATAGGAACTATTTCTGGAACAAGTGGAACAGGAAGTGGTGGTGACCCATATAAAATAGATTTATCAGATGGGCCAATTAAAACAAACGGAAATTCTTTTTTTACCGGAAGATTACATTTTGTAAGTGCGGGATATAATTCTTCTTATCCTAATAATAATAGTAATAGAACTGCTAGGATAACAGGTCATGGTAAAGGAGATACTTTTGCTAGATTCCAAAACCAAATACATATGTTGAAAACAATGGTTGCTAGAAGAGTAGGTGAAAGTAGTGGTGGAACTGAATATTACGGAGAAAGCGGTAGTGCCTTTGAAGACACATACAATAATGATTTAGGGGTTGCACCGGCAGGGCATGAACACCGTGACCCTAATTTATGGCTACCTATTAATATGGATGAACAAAGCCTTCAAGGATTAGTCCATACCTTATCAACAAACTTTTCTTTTTGGCCTCCTTCTAAAGTATTTTACAAATTATCTAGAATGAAAGAAGAAGGTAATTCTAATGATTGTTCAGCAGAAGAATTACTTTACAAAGGAATGCTACCTTTATTCTTAGATAGATTTAATGTTGAAAACGCTAATGGTGCTAAAGCGAGTAAAGGAATGGTAGGGCAACCTATTATGGGCGGAAGTATTAGAACAATAGATGAAACCGGTCACGACCATTTCGCTTGTATTAGCATGAAAACACAATTTGATTTTGCTAAGTGGGAAGATAACACTTTAACTACAAATACCCATACTGCGGGTAAAACAGCAGACGGAGTATTAATGGGATTCAAACCTAGATTGTATATTAGTGAAGATGTAACTTTCGACATATCCTGTAACACAGATACTACTGCCGGTAGCGGTTCTTCTTTTGGAAGCAATCCTAAAATTATTCAAATGGCTTCGGGAGATACTACTGCATTAAGAGTGGGTATGAAAATAACAGGATTACCTATACCAAATAATTCTGTAATTACTCAAATAGATAGTAGTTCTTTATTTAGAATAAATAATAATGTTACTACCACATCTTCTCCGAGGGACTTGACTGTTGATACTAGAAAAAATAGAGTCGGAGGTTCAACCTACAATTATATTATTGATATTGATGAAGCAGTTGCTATTAACTCTTTATTAGACGGTTCGACTACGGCAGAAGGAAATATATCTAGGCTATTTTTAGATGTTATTAACGATTTAACAGGTTGTTATTTAGTAAGTGAAGCAGGTAAATATTATGAAGAAGATGGTTCAATTGGTTCGTATAGTAGTAACTTTATAACTAACCCTTCATTAAATGGGCAAACTCCCGATAAAATTGCATATATTTTATCACATACAATAGATACAACAAATACAAGTTTAAGACATATTATAACAACTAACATAGAATTGCCTGTTGGGTGGTATAGACTAATGCAACCTAACCATACTTGTTTTTATAATTTCAGCCCTAAAAATATAAGATTAAACGAACTTTCTTCTAAATACACTAAAATTAGTGGAGAAAATTCTTGTTATACTGATATTAAAGATTATACTTTAGTTGAATCTGCTGGTGAAAGAACACTAGGAAACAGTATAGGAACGGGAGCATCGGCAATACATTACAACACAGGAGGCCAAGAAGCGGCATTGTCAATGTATGTTGTATTAGATACAGAAAATAGTGGTAATCTGTATAAACAAGGTAAACTAGATATAAGAAAAACTATTAGTGGAGAGACTACTGCTGGAATACAGATGAATAAATCATTGATAATTGCTGATGGAGAAAATAAGTTAAGAACCGCAGTAACTTATACCGATGATGATGATGATATAGGATATTTCTTAAATTTTGAAGAAATGCAAGAAATGATAGGAGTTCCTTCAATAAGCGAACCTTTTACAATAAAAATAAAAGATGAAATAGAAGGCGAATATGAAAGGGCTATGATAGGCACAGGTGTCACTATTTGCAGTGAAACAGATGATTTAATAAATACTTTACTTGAAGAAAATGATATTGAATTTACTTCATCAGCGACAAACTATCCTTTATTCTTAGCACCTAACTATCAAGGAATAGATTTATTTAGCGCAATTAACAATCTTTTATCTAAAAAAGATAAAGTATTGCATTTTGATAATACTTTCCAAATTAAAAATAGAGATGATTCGTCTTTCTTTACAGGCATTCTAATAAAAGATACCGGAGATGTTGAAATATATGATTACGAAAAAACTAAGAATATGTTTGATTTTTATAATGAAGTAATTGTATATGGAAAAAATACTAAAACAACACGAAGAGATATGTTTTCTATTAGTCAAATAGGAAAGAAAACTTTAGAAGTTTATGATGATACTTTAATAACCCAAGAAGAAACAGATAAACACGCTTTTCAATTATTAAAATTACATACCGAATTAAACGAAAAAATAACTATTACTGTGGGGCATAAACATTTATCGCAATTACGAGCAGGTGATGTAATAGAATTAGAAATAGCAAGAGAGTCTATATTTAGAAATCAGTTTTTGGTATTGCAAGTGGAACATTTATTATTAGGAAACATGAGGCTACAATTAGGAAGATATTCTAAACAATTAGAAGATAGGTTTGCTGAATTAGCAATAGAACAAAGAAATATTAGAGCATCAACAAGAAATGTTAAATTCGATGAAAGTAGTGTGTATAATACCTTTTTAGAAAAAATTAAAATAAAACCTATCAGACTAACGATTAGAGAAAGAAGTAGTAGCGGTGGTGCGGTTTTAGGATTTGGAACACATCTAAATACCAACACCCGACCACTAGGGCATGAGGAAGGGCAAGGAGTTACCCATACAATATTATTGGAGGAAGAATATTGATAACAGATAAATTCAAATCATTAATGGCAACCCAATTAGTTACACTGCTAAGTAATGCTAGAGTGGGTCAAGGAGGAAATTCAACTAGCCCTTCTGCAACGGATTTAGATGTTGATATAGGGGCGGCTGATGCGGCATATACTAAATCAGCAATTAAGTCCGATGAAAATACTGTTGAATATAGTTTAAGAATAGCAGGTTCTAATACTAATTTAACAGGTAAAAGTATTAGAGAAGCAGCCTTTTTTGATTCAAATGATAATATGTTGGCTAGGTTAAATTTTGACGCAATTGGGCCAATAGCAAATACTAGTGATTTAGAGATATTTTTTATATTAGAGGTGGAATGAAATGGCAATAGAAAACCCGCATCATTATAGCACTACATCAGGAGTAACCACAACAACGCAAATATCTGACGATATTGATTATCCGCACTCCGGATTAATTAAAGCGTTAAGTCAAGGTATTAGAGGAAACTATGCTATTAAAGGAAGTGCTACTGATTTTGATATTACCCTAACTTCTAGCACTTATACACAAATAGCAGTAACGACAGGTAAAGCATATAGAGATGGTAAATTAGTTACAATAACACAATTAAATGCTACTAATTTAACAGGCGTTCATGCAACAGAAGATGTTTACCAATTGTTAGTTGCTCAAGCAAATAACACAATGGCATTAAGAGGTTCTAATTCAGTTACTAATAGAATACCAGATTTAACAGATGGTGATATTCCTATTGCAGTAATTAAATTAGTTGCAGGTTCGGCTCAAGGTTCTAATGCTACTACTGATAGATTAGTGCAATTTTTAACTACAAGTAAAGTTAGTAATGATTTAAGCATTGGTTATGATAATTCGGGTGCTTATACTGAAACTGCTAATATTAGTGGTGCTAGTGGAGTAACAACGATTACTGCTGGAAGTAGCACAGATGTTAAAGTTAAATTAGCCGGAACTGCCGCAACAGATACTTTTGAAGTTATTGATAGTGCATCACAGGTTCAATTTAAGGTTCAAGGAGATGGAGAAGTTTCAACAGAAGGACTTCTTCATTCCGGTGGGAACATTAAAGTCGGTGGAAATGTAATTCAAGCATCTGATGGTGGTTCAACAATTACAATGGACACTTCCGATAATGTAACTATTGGCGGTGGATTAACCACTACAACCACTGCTACTGTTGGAACTGATTTGACAGTGAACGGTGCAACAACAATTAACACTGATTTGAAATTAAGCACATCTTCTGATAATGCAATTATCGAAAATGTAACTCAAGATAAAGATATTATATTTCAAGTAAATGACGGTGGCGTAACTACGGAAGTAATGAGAATTGATGGTGATGTTTCAAGAGTAGGTATTGGAACTACTACTCCAACTGCTAATTTACATATTAAAAATACTTCAGAAACAGATAATGCACTTAGAGTTGAAACCGCTACAAGTGGCAATAATGCCGCACCGGATATTTCATTTTTCCGTAATGATTCAAGTATAGTTGACGACCAAAACTTAGGTGTAATTAAGTTTGATGGAATAGAAACTCATGCGGGCGGTTCTGATGCAGAAGTCACTTATGTTTCTATTGCAGGGACAAGTTTAGATGCTTCCTCAACCCACGCTACCGATTCACAAGCGCAAGGTGCATTAAAGTTGTATATCAAACAAGTGGATAATAATGACGATAGTGCTTCACCATTTCCGTCTGTTACTTTTTATGGCGGAACTGCCAAAGAAAACAATGTTAGTGCGCTTGCTTGGGCAGCAGCAATAGGTCTATTTAGAGGAGATGCGCTTCCACAAAATACTACAAGTAATAAGGAAGTAGGTCATATTTGGACTAAAACAGATGCTCACTTGCATTACACGGCTTTCCATCCTTCAAGTCAAACTACACAAGGAGAAGATTATCCCGTTTTACTTGGTGGAAAACATTCTATTTGGATTCCAGCAGAAGCGATTAGTCCTAGAAATGATGCCGGTTGTGCTGATTTAGCCACAACTGCCGCCGCAACTGCCGGTAGGCCGGATATTAGAGCATTAGCGTTTGATAAAGATTCAGACGAACACGCTCAATTTACAATTGCTATGCCTAAAATGTGGAATGAAGGAACGATTACCGCACAATTCTATTGGACTAATATTTATGAAACAAGCGGTGGAGTTTCTTGGGGGCTTCAAGGTGTTTCATTATCTAATAATGACGCAATTGATACTGCATTCGGAACTCCCGTTGTAACTGATGATACACAAGTAGGAACGGTTAGATATGTTCATATTAGTGCAGAAAGTAGTGCAATTACAATTGGCGGTTCACCAGCCGCAAATGATTTAACCTGTTTCCAAGTGTATAGAGATGTTTCAGATTCTAACGATACTCTAAATGAAGATGCGCTTCTTTTAGGAATTAAATTGTTTTATACAATAGATGGACATAATGATGAGTGATAACTATGTTTGGAAGAACAGTTTCGGGTTTTGGTTCAAAAGCAAAAAGAGGCGGTGGGCCTTTATCAGCCACAATTGACCCAATTGCCCCATTTAATGAAATAATTGATGTAGTAGGGTCAGCAACAGGTTCAGTTGTAACATTTACTAATCAAGGAGGATTTGATGTATCAGTAGTAGCATCGGGAGGAACAGGAGCATATACTTATAATTGGCAAGCCGGTTGGCTTGATGAAATTTCTGACACTTATCCTAACAATCCTAATCCTCTTGGTTCTCCTACACCAAGATTCTCAATTAATTCAACTGGAACTACAAATACACCGAGATATAACACTTTAACAATTGATGGTGCAAGACCGGCATCTGATTTAGACGCACCATTTGAAGCATTTTTTACTGTAAGGTGCATTGTTTTTGATGGAGTTAGCGCAGTTGTTGTTCCTTTGCAATTTATTGCTAACGGAGTAACTATCCCATGATAATAAAAAATACTCCAATTTAGAGTATTTTTTCAAGAAAAAAAATGACAAAAAAAATGGGGGAAGTAGCCTATTAAAGACTACCTCCCCCTTTAGTTTTGTTAGACCAAATGCCGCCACATTCTCGGCATTCCCACAATTTAATTTTATCATTAGAACCTATGTAAAATCCTAATATACGCTTCGCTAATGTAGGCGTATTACAATACTTACAAGTTTGCTTTAAACTCATTTATTATTGTCACCTTCTTTTTCTCCTACTAATCTTCTCATATAGTCTTCAACACTTTGGTCTGTAATATTATTACCACCAAAAGCGGCAAAGAACAATAATGTGATGATTACTAGGAAAACAAGTAGGCCAAACCATTCTGCCGTTGACATTACCATTCCACTCCTAATTCCACAAATTCTTCTTTTTCGATAGAAAACGCTTTAACAATACCATTATCCTGTCCATACTTCCAAAGGTCATATACTAATTGAGTATCTTTCATACAATACTCAACCACTTCATCGTATCTTCCCATTTTCCATAATTTAGGTGCATCAGCACTTTCCATTAGTTTAGCATCATCTAAAGAACATTTTACAAGGTTCTTTAATTGTATTCTTTCACCATGTTCTTTTAGAATATATTTACTTGTATCAATATACTTTTCTTCATTTAGATATTTATGAATGCAATAAATATCCATAGAGTCTCTAAGAATAGGTAAATCAAAGGCCGCTATATTATGACCTAGCACACTTCCTCCTTTTTGCAAATGATTATCTAAATCATATTTTAATTCAGAAAGAGGTTTAATTACATGACCAGACTTAGCAAAAGAATCAACAGGTTCATCAACATAAACAGTGCCATTTGAACCATCCCAAGTGGCAACAGTTGATACTTGAAACATATGGGTATTACCAAACCCACCTATGTCATGTGACATATTCTTTGTTTCAATATCTAACGCTAATACAGACATTATAATCACTCAGAACCATTAGACCACAGTTTAGAAATCTTCTTTGCTTCTGCATCTTCAACAGGTTCATTGTCGCCTATTCTTCTTTTTAGAAACGCAACAATGTTTGTTCCTGCAATACTTAGCATAGAACAGCATTCCCAGCCTTCATCTCCATATGTGTCTAAAGTCTCAATAATTACTTTTGGCCCTTTAGTTACATCAAACACTACATATTGGTTTTCCCATTTTGTCATTTTTTACCCTCCTTCAATTTAATAAATACTGAACGACCCTGTTTATCTGTTTCAAAGTGATGTTCATTATGATTCCATAATTCATAGATTCTTGCTTTTTGAAGACCTATTTTCTCCATAAGAGTTTCTAGAAATAGTCTTTTACTAACATATCCTTCTTCATCTTTCTCCATTTCAGTGAATACTTTGATAAATTGAGGTTCTTGTGCTTTTTCAGCCATGCCTCTTCGCCTAACTCTTAGGCTTCGTTCTAACCAATCCACAAGTGTCATATAACATTGTCGCACGATGGTAGCGGCTTGACGGACATTGTAACCCGTCACTAGGAAGCGGTCTTCTTTTTTAGCAATAGACCGACTTTGCGCCACGCTACAAAGAACAGACATTTTAATTAGAATTTTAAGCAAACGGGTAGTAAAATTAGATGCAATCTTTCTAACTTCGGGTGAAGCGGATTGAATATACATTTCCATACCTTCGTATTCTAATTCCAATACATCGTTAAATTCACTCGAAAATTTCATTACTTCAAGCCCGTTTTTATCCACAGACTCCCATCTTTCTTTTACCATACAATATATCTTAAAGAAAGCATTTGCGTGTTTTTCAATTGGCATATCTGTATTCATAATTTTACCAGCATATGATATTTGCTTTCTTCTCATTTTATCTTGAATAAAGTGCGGAACATCCCAAATAAACAGAAGCATTCTTTGAAGAACACCTTTTTCTGTCATTACTGATTCTAATTCATGTGGCGGATAAGTCATAGCCAAAACAGAACGCTCACAAAAACACATCATTGTATCGCCTTCTTTCAATTTTTTAGATACAACCCAATTTTCACCGTGTAATGTATTCATAAAAGTATTAAGCATAACAATAGCATCTTGTTTATGTTGGCTTTCCTTAAACACACCAGAATATTCAAACTCATCCCAATGTGCTAAACCACTACCTTCCAATTCACCTGCAATTCTTTTTTGCCTAAACTCACCTTTAGTTTCGCTATCTTCTTCTCTATCTAATTCTTCTTTGTAATGCCCAATCAATGCGGCATCAGTATAAAGAGTAGTGGAAAAGACATTAAAATTCTTAGGCTTCTTAGCCACAAATTCACCTTCGTATTCAGCAGGTATTAATTCTGCTAAAGGATGACTATTAGTATCATTAATCTTCTTAAATACTCTATTAGCAACAGGGCCAACAAAATTGTATAATGTTGATTTACCCGTTCCGGAAGTTTGAATTTGGCAGAAATGCACTCTTGAATCTTCAATACTGAAACCATTAGGAATACTAATATAATCTTTACATATTTGTCCTAAGATTACAAAGTAACAAATTGCCGCAGGTATTTCATTATAATGTGCTACATTAGTAGCATCTTTTTGAAACTCTTGAACAATTGCAGGTAATTGACCTGCAAAGAACTTTGTATTCTCTTCATACTGTTCCATGTATTTTTCTTCATCTTCGCCTTCATACATCAAGGCAGTTTTAACATCTTCAACTTTAGTTAATTCGTCATTCATATTTTCACCTTATCTTCACTGTTTAATGTGTCTAAAATTCTTTTAGCAGTTTTTTCTCCTATACCATCCATGTGACACAATTCATGGACAGACTGCTCTCCTATTTCCATAATACAACCATACTCTTTAATTAGAGCCTTTGCTTTTTTATAGGAAACACCTTTAATGCTTGTTAAAACATCTAATCTTAAATCATCGGTAGTGATTCTTTTGAATACTTCCGGCCTAATTACATCTCTAACAATAGGTTTCATTTTACAAATAGCGGATATAATTAATGCCGCTTCTTCTTCAGAAGAAACCCAAAAAGCCTTTACATCAGTATCTAATGTAATTCTTCCTATTGCTCCTAGAAATTTATTATTTAACATTATTGTTCTAGCAGGTTCTTGAATCTTAGATTTTGTATGCCTTTTAACATTATAAATCGCTTCATCTAAAGAACCATAAATAATAACTATATTTGTTTTGTAGTGTCTATCCATATTATCTATTTGAGTCCATATTCTTTTATTCATTACTGAACCTAAAAAATCTGTTGATGATTTTGCTTCAAAACAAACATCATCAAAAACATAGTCTCCAATCTCAAGCCACTTTTTTTCTGTTTTGATTCCTAAACTCCTACATTTAGTCTCAACTAAATGCACTAATTTAGAACCTTGTCTTTCTCGACTGTCTATTATTAACATATTACTCACCTAAATAATCTGGATAACGCCAGCACTTTCCTACACAATAACCATCAGAAATTAACTTATTACAGAAAGGAGTTTTGTAATTTCCGAACACTGTAAACTTAGCGTGTTTTCTTGTAGTTGCTTCATCCCAATCTAGCCATATTTCATCATTATTTTCAACTAGTTGTTTGATTTCGGCAACGACTAAATCTAACACTTCTTGTTTTTCGTTCAAGGAATTGATAGGTCGTCTTCCTGTTAGCAAGTCTCTATACCAAGAAACAAGATATGCTCTAGCCATATGCGAAGGATTCTCCGTCATAATGGCACTATGTAAGCAGGGCAATATTGGCAATTTACCTGTATATTTTGCGACACTAATTTCGCCCTCCACCTTATCAATAGGGGGTGCTTTTGGAAAAACTACCTTCTTATTGCCGCCCATTTGGAACGGTAAAAGGCGGGGTTTGGTTGCTAACTCAAGAATATGCTCAAGATTAAAAGAAAGGTCTTCTTTAATCAAAGGAATACAATAATACGGATTACCTTCTTTATCGGAAGATGACATATTAACTGTATTAGGAACTCTTCTCAATCTTGTTGGTTGCCCTACTCTATCATCTAAAGTATTCTTTCCGCTAAAGGCTTGTTTAAGCACTTCTTTCATTCCTCTAAAAAAGGTTTGAATATCTCTAATAGAATCAGTTGGTTCACCAAATAAAAACAAATGAAAACCTCTTCCCGAAAAGAAGATAGTATGTTTCCAATCGTTTTCAATAACCTTCTGCATTATCATTTTCAAATCTCTCCATGCTAATTCTAAATCATTATCATGTCCATCAAAATCTAAAAAGATTCTATCAAGAATAACAGACGATTCTATCTTTGCCGTTTCTGAAAAATGTTCAAAGTCGTAAACGGTTGTATAAACATTTGTCCTATTATTTTGAGCATTAACAAACTTAGCATATTCATTCCTCGATAAGACTACTTTTCTTTTCATTTGTGGGGCGTTCTTTATGTGACTCCCCGCCCAAACTTCCCTCGGATATTTCATTATTTTTACCTCCAAAATTAACTGTTGCATTGTTTAACATATTCCTTATAACTCCGGCTATTTCACCGGATAGTTTAGTATGTATCGCTTCTCTCATTACATCTTCAAATGTATGTCCTACGAAGTTTTCGTTTATTCTTACTTCTCTAACTAAATCAAATCTTTCAATTAGTTTTGACTCCGAATAGATTTCGTTACAAAGTTTATTGATAGTATCTTTTAGATTAGATATTTCTGTAAATGTCCAATTTCTTGACAATACTTTTTCTTTTATCATATCTTCGTTCAATAGTGAACCCCCTTTAATCTTGCAGGTAATACTATTGTGTAATTGCAACCATCACAACAAAACCATTCACCATTTCCTTTTGTTAGCATATGACCGTGGCCTTCTATTTCTTCTTTACATAATTTACATTTCATTTAATCACACCCATGTATCGGTTTGTGCCGCATCACAGATACCAAAGAAAGAACAATGCGAACAAGTCTTATAGAAAAACTTTGCAGGGAAATGCGAGTTTTCATAAGACCAAATCAACTTAGCAATATTATTCATTACAGAAGTCATTGTTCTTTTCTTTACACCTTCTGAAAATACATAATTAGAAACCGGATAATACCAACCCCAATGAGTTACTTTCTTATTAGGGTCTAATCCATTTTTAATCAATACTTCATCTTCAGCATTTTCAATAAGTAATTGATAGAAAGCCATTTCCTTTCTCATACTTGTTGCTTTGTAATCTTTCCAAGCACCTGTTTTATACTCAAAAGGAATATACCCTCCATCTTCTTCAAAGATTCTATCAATAATACCTTGAATATGTATTTTGTAGTCTCTCTTTAGAGGAAACTTAGGGTTTGTATCTTTATCAATTGTTATATTTGCATCGAATTTTCCTTCGTTACAAACAGGCAAATATTCATCAATCTTATTTGCATCCCTCGCTTCAATGAACCTCTCGGCTTCAAACGCTGATTGAGTAATTGAAATATCCAAATAATCATCAATAGGATGAAGGCTTTGACAATACTCATACAACTCATTAGCAGTCATTGATTCTGCTTTCTTAACATCAAAGTCATTGAAAAAATTCTCTCTTGAAGTATGGCAAATTGTTCCTTTCAACATAGCCTCCGTTTGGTCTTGAGGCAAACGCTGAATGTAGGAAAAATCATACTTTTTAGCGCACCAATCGAAAGAACCTAAAGAAGATTTAGTTATTTTCAATATAGGTTTGCTAGGGTCATCATAATTTTCATGCTTCCAATCATAAGTAAATTCCGGCATAGCAGAAATTACCGCATTATATTTTTCATCGTTATTCATATTACCACCAATCATCTAATTTCTTTTGTATTTTACCTGTTCTAATGCTTGACAAATCCCAATCCATCGCCTTGTAAATAGGCTCGGCCTTCTTTATCACCTGTTCAGCGTAGTGTCGCCAATCCGGTTCATAACTCTCAAAGTCTGCATAGGTTGTGCCGGAAATATATTCGGCTTTTCGCTTCTCTCCCGTTAAAGGATGAGTATATGTCTTATGCAAATTCCTTACTTTCATAAATAAATATGAATCATCAAACTCGGCATCTGTATTTTGCCAAGCATATAATATTCCGGAAATACCCTCACCAAAAGAGGGTTTTGCATTGTCTAATGTTCTGAATAATTTACCTTCCACACCGCATTTTTTACACCATTTAATGTGTTCTTTTATGCTATGCTTAGTTCCACAATCCGGACATTTTACAGTAAGCCTATTGCTCTTTAGTCTAGACCTTTTAATAATAGAATTAATAGGTATTTTGCCATTCAGAACAGAAGAATAAGTATTGTGTAAATACTTATTTATTTCGTCTTGAGTATTCTGATTCACCCACATTTTTAGCACAGTAGTTTGAACCTCCTTTGCCATTTTAGTTTCACTAACTCTTTTAGCAGTAAAACCTGTCATGGTGAATTTTGGTTCATCCAACCATACTCCATCTTCCCAAGATACTAACCCTGCATTACGATTCTTTACCGTTCCTACGCCTAAAGCAGAAAAATACTTTTCAAACTCTAACTGAACAGGGTGTTCATCTAAACCTAATACATTAGGAAAATGTTCTCTAACACTTGCTTCTATTTCTTTGATAGCAGTTTGAGCCTTTTCAACTGAATCAATCTGAACATAGATTGAATCTGTATGCCCATAAACTACTTTCATACTCCGCCCACCTTATCGGGTGCATATATTAGATTGTTGAATGTTAATTCAGGATGCAACTTTTGTAGGTCGTTTTGCATTTCGTGAATCGCTTTTGCTACATTGTATGTTTGCGAATCCTCATTATATTGCCTATCCAACTCTATTTCCAATCTTTCAATTGTATTTTGCAGTTTTTCAATCTTCTCATCCAATTCATCTATTCTATTAGCAAGACCTTCATTTTCCATAGTAAGTCTTTTAATTTCTTCATTTAATTTATCCAATTCATATCTATTCATAATATCACCGTTACTATTGTTAAGATGGTTGCTATGTTCACGATATTTACCATCATCAATATCTTATTTGATTTTGCTATCATAGCCAGCAATTCTTCCAATAACTCATTCGTCTTGTCCATCATCATGGTTAACACCTTGTTCTATTTCAGTAATGATAGCATGACGCTTCAAGTTATTCATCATTTGAAATATTTCTTTTACTTCTTGTAAAGTAATATCCCAAGTTTCTTCTGTATCATACGATACTTTTACAGTTACATATTTAGTTTTCATTTATATCACTCCAAAGGATGCTCTATGTCTTTATCACCAAGAGTCCATTTAAGGGCTTTAATGACACCTTCTAATGCTTTATAATTACGCATATGATAAAGCCTCTCCGTTTTACCGCCCTTTTGCATTTCGGTATAATGTGAGTTTTGTTTCCTTTCTGCTTTATCTAACATATCATGTATTTCTTTCCAAGTCCTGTCATATGTGTATGGCATTATCTTTTCCTCCTAGAATATAGATTTCTTCCATCATGCATTCCTATTACATCACAATTTCTTTTAAGAAAATTAGCAATAGAACCAGAACAAGGAACACAGTTAGTCCCATGTTTATCAACAAGCCTCTCTCTTACATGAACCGCAGTAAAGGGTTCATCCCAAAATTCAATTAAATTCATTATCCATTTTTTACATCTTTGTTTCATTCAAACAACTCCTTATGACCACAATTATTACATTGTAATTTTGCTTTATCTTTCATTAATCTATGACCTACCTTTGGTTTCTTATACCAAACTATTTCCATTTTACCCTTCTTACAATAGATGCATTTCATACATTCATCTCCTTTGCCTTAAAAGCCGCCAATCTAATTGCTTCTCTAGCACTAGCAGTAATACTAGCCGCTAAATCAGCATCAGCCCAACTAAAACCGGTATAGCCAATGATTCCGTAAAATGAAGCCATTAGTCTCTTTACCGCCATTTGATTGTTATACCACTTGATATAGTCACTGTTATTATTGTTCTCTCTCGCCTCACGCATAAGTCGCTTATATTCATTTCGCAACTCTTTGAGTTCTAATACAGACTTAGGCAACAATCCTAGTTTATCGGTTTTGTAGTATAGCATCTTTGTTTCTGTTACCTCGCTAAAATCTCTAGGAGTCAATATGTTCACACCAAACTCGGTAGGTTCTTCGCTTTTAGTTTCAAACGAAATGTTTCTTGAAATCATCATAGCAGGGTATAGACCTGCATAATCAAAAGCCGCCACATTAAGATGTAATCCGTTAGTGTTTTCACTCAACGGGTCATAAATCATAGCCCCTTGATAAGACTTCTTTTCTGCTTTCTTATTACCTGTTGGTGCTTTCCACCAAGCATTACGCATGAAGTAAATAGAACCCATATGGCTTGCATAAAAACAAGCATCAAATGGTGCTTTCAGTAATCTTTGTAGTGCAATAATCGCTTCGCTACAATAATTAGTTTCATCTATTTCAACAATCAATTCAACATCTTTTAGAGCATACTGCAAATAAGTTTCAGTATCTTCTAACCAAGCCCTACGATAGAATTCGTTTGGGTCGGGAAACTTTTCTGAAACTAACTTCTTCTTGTTAAGTAAAGATTCAGATACATAGTCCAAAGATAGAGAAGGTAATGTTCCTCTTTGCGAGTCATTCCATTGTCTTTCAAAAGCCATGTCTAATGAGAGGGTTATGCGACCCCCTATGGGTTGTTCTATTGGCGAGAACCCCTTTTCACCTTTAGTATATTTGAAGCCGTTCTTAGTCTGTTTAACACCATCTATCCGGTTAATCGGAGACATTCTATTAGGGTTAATTCCTAAAGCACAACACCTTTCAAGTAATTTAGGTATATCAGCGAAGTTACCGAACCACGCAATTAACATATCGGGGTCTTTATCTATCATTGTGTTAATGAAATGTTCAAGCATTTCTTTTTCAGAACCAAAAACATATTTTGGCTTTGCTTTTTCAATTTCATGTTTGTATTTATTAGGAAACCAAACCCAATGATGATAGTCCTTATCATAATTATCATACATTACAATAGTAGTAATTTTATTATGATGTTCTCCTCCTTGTTGCCATTCCATATCCCAATACCATTTACGCATTTTATACTCCGGCATTTCCGAAATACAATCAACTGCATATCTAAATGTATATGGAACATCTGCTTCATATGTTTGCTTAAACATTTTTCTAGCAGAAAAAACATCAAAAGAGTTTTCAACATATACTCTCTTTAATCTATCACCATCTAGATTCACCCATTCTCCTCTTTCATATTCAAACTCTCGTTTGATATACTTAGAAGGAGAATATGTTGTATGTTCCTTTTCGTTTTCCTTCACATAAAAGTAGGGTCTAAATCTTTCCAATTCGAATTTTTTCTCGTTATTCTCTCTCCAAGATTTGTATATGTGTTTTCCATCTAAACACCTACTAATTATCATTCAGTCAACTCCTGTGAAGGGTGCTTTTACAATCATCTTATTTTCTCCAACAATCAAAAGAGGAAACTCGTCTTTCACATAAAAGTTAAGCAATCCCTGTCCTTTCAAAAACTTATGAAGTGGACTTGAATACTGCAAAGTAGCGGCTTCACCTATTGATTGAGTTGGGTGAATAGTTTGCTTATACGCATTAGCAGTTCCATTTTCACTACTAATAGTAACAGAAGCATGAACACTTTCGTCATTATCGGTAGGTAAATAATTCAAAAGATATACACCGCTTTTAACCAATTCACAACCACTAACCGCTTCATCAAACAACTCATCAGTTACTTGAAATGCACCTTCAAAGTTTGAAGAACCAAACTTCCATAGATTATTAATCACAGGCTCATATGTTACATCAGCAACCATTTGTTTGATTCTTTCAATAGCATCAATGTTAGGATGATTAACTGCGGCTGGAATAGTAGCAGATTTGTTTCCACTACTAACTGCCAAAAAGTCAGTATAGTGAAGAGTAATAATACCATTAAACTTCTTCAAGTAAGGTATAATCATAGCGGCATTACCAATAAAAGTGCCTTCTTCTAATGTTTCTTCAACAGGCAAAGATACCGTTAACCCAAATGTAGTATCACCATTCCATAGAGTTAAGGTATCGTTTGCCAATTCCATCAAAACATATTCTCCTAACTTAGAGTTAGTTAAACCACTGTCTCCTAAATACATTCCTTTTCCTTGTATGTCTTCTAATCCTTTTTGTAATGTCTTCGGCCATATTGTAAATTTCAAATATTACCCTCCCTTAATTCAGGAATACCGTTCCAAACGATATTAGGTGGTGTGCCTTGTCTAAGAGTCCAAGTAGTGCCAACCAAATTACCATTTGTTCGACTACCAACTAATTCAGCCAAATAGTGCATTTCACCTTTTATTTTCTTTCTTGAACAATGTATCTCTTGTTCTAGTTTTCCTCCCCAATCTTTCCAATTAGCAATCATACCAATTGGAGAACCGTCTTGATACTTTTCTGTTTCGTGAGTAATGTAAATTACATCACAATCAAGAAGATATATTGAATCCAATAGGTGATAGAAAGTCTTGTTTCTAGCACCATATTGATACGGCATAACCTTTGTAACTAAAGTAGGATTAGGGTTAATCTTCAATATACATGAATCTAACCATGTATCAACACCGTCTAATACAAAGACGGGCTTTTCTCCTTCTTCAATCTTAGACCTAACATATTTGATAAACATATGCGAATTCTCTTCGCTCTTTGTTATATCAATAACATTGTCTTTATTCATTTCAATTGGACAGAACACTTGTATGCGCTCAGTCGCTTCGTGATGTTCACGCCATGTTGATTCAACCCCTTTATCCCAATCTAAAACATAAATTGGTCTATCGGGAAAATCTAAAGCGATTCCTGTCTTTCCTGTTTTGGGATGACCCCAAATACCTAATACTAATCTTGAATTAACTTGCTTCCTTTTTTCAGCCATCATTTGCTGAAACTTATTGTTAAAATCTTCTTGTGCTTTACCAAAACTCATATTACTAGCATTACCTTGTCTATTCGTTAAACTCATCTTCTTCACCTAATTCATCTATATTTATTTCTATTTTATTTCCATGAACCTTAGTCCATTCTTCTATTATTACTTTCAATTCTTCTCTAGAGCAAACATATCTTGCTTCTTTCGAACCTATGTGCATCTTTAGCCAATAGGTTTCATATTCTGTTGCATTCTCTTTCCAAGTTAGGAAGTCAACATTTATCAAATCAATGATATAACTATTACCTTTGATTAGAAATCTTCCTTCTAATATTCCATTCATTTTAATACCTCTTAAATCTAAACAGGGCTTCGCACCCATTTGAGCATCTATTTCTCCACAAGTTTATGCTTACACTTGTATGCCTTCATTTGGAGTTAAACTTCAAAACCAATCGAAATCGGTTTCAACAGGTTGATTCACTTCAACAGGTGAACCTCTCTTTTCTGTTACATACAGTCCGGTAACATTGATTGTTACAGGGTCAGCCCCTTCATCAGTAATTCGCTGTGAAGTTCTTCCTACAATAATAACAGAAGAACCAATACCAAAGTCCAATTCAACATTAGACGGAATCCAACAAGTAGTCATGTTGTTATCGTTGTCATAGTCAAATTCAGAATTTAGGTCGGTTATATTCAAAATACGATTACCATTCTTTGTCGGCATCATATTCATATTACAAACTGTTCCATCAGTAATAACGAAACGCTCACTAGTAGGAAGTGTCTGCCTAAGAATGTGCGCTCTATCAATTTCAACCAATGGTGTTAAATGGCTACCAAAGTTATTTGCTAGACATTCTTCGAAATCATAATTATCCATATTTCTATAATCAGAATTGTCTGGATTTAAGTCAGCATTTCTGATTAGACTTGCTTTAGTCACATCAGTCATACCATACAAATTATTACCATCATCACTAGGAATTGCTACAAAGTGAACGAAATCATAGGTATTCGGAGTAAAGTCAACTCCACCTTGATTCTTATATGAGAAGTTATACTTCTTCATTTCTCCACCTTCAACACTTCCATAGAATACCCCGCTTCTTCTAAATTGCTCTAAAGGAAGTGGCTTACCGTAGTTACGGTTTTCTCCGCCATTTTGGTATCTTTCTGTATTATCTAAAGGAATAACCCATACACCATCTTCCATTTCTTCGGCAGTAGCAGGTCTTTCAGCAACCTCTTTTTCTTGTAAATCACCCTTGTAATAGCGAGTAATTTTCCAACCGCCCATAGCGTTTTCTTCAGCAGTAGCAACAATACCTTGTTCTAAAGCATTATCAGAATCTCTTCGATATTCTTCTTTAGCCTTATTTCTGTTCCAACTCATCATGTCTCTCGGTTCTTCAAGAGCCACAAAGAAACCAAATGTTTTCTTTACAAGTGAACCGCTTGATGAATTGTTTGGTTTATTAGCCCTTTTACTTTGAGCAACATAATTACGCCAAAGCCCCTTTGCCAAAGGGTCGTCTGTTCCTATTCCATTTTCTGCACAAATGCTTTCAAATTTAGCAATTGCATCTTCAACGCTCATATCAATATATTGCACAGATTTTTCTATTTCATTCTTCATTTCTTCATTCATATTTTTCCCTCTTTTTTTCAAATTAATTGCCCTACCATCCAAGATAGTAATACCTTTGGTGTCATGGTAGTGGAACGCCATTCGCTTTCTCCTATTGTTCTTAGTAACTTAAATTTAGTTAGATTATCTAATCCTTCTGAATTAATTATTGTGTCGTGAATACCAACACAAATCTCCTTTACTGTTCTTCCTTCATAAATTAAATTATGAAGTAATGTAAGTGATTCGTTTGGTTTTTTATCTAGTATTAGCATTAGTATTTTATTATATTCTTGTAGTGAATTTTCTATTTGCTTTGTTAATGAAAAGCCGGATGATTTAGCCGCTTGTAATTCCGTAATCGCCCTACGCATATCACCGTCTAAGGAGGCTATAAAGGGAGTCAACTCATCATCCGTAAAACTAGTCACCTGTTCATTTTGAAGTATTTCCTTGATTACTTCTAATACTACTTCATTAGACAGTGGCTTAAAGTGATAGTTAGCACACCGGCTTTGTAGTGGGTGAATAATTTTACTTTTATCATTACAGGTAATAATGAAACGAATATTACTAGAATATCTTTCCATGATTCTTTTCAAAGCATTTTGGGCATCCTTTGTCATACCATCCATTTCATCTAATAGACAAATCCTAAAGGGAACATCCCCAATAGTGCCGCTTTGAGCAACCCTTTTGATAGTGGTTCTAATTACTTCTAGTCGCCTATCATCAGAAGCATTTACTTCAACAAAATTATCTTTAGCATTTTCACCTAAGATACTTTTTGCCAAAGCCAAACCTGCTCCTGTTTTACCTGTTCCAGCATTACCATAGAGTAATACATTAGGCATATTCTTTTCTTCAACCCATACTTCCGCATCTAAAACAAAATGCTCTTGTCCTTTGATATTTCGCAAAGTCTTAGGTCTATATTTTTCAGTCCACAACATTTCTCTTCCTCCAATTTGGTAATACTGCTCCGCCAACTTCTCTCTTTACATCTATGTATTCGTAAGAAGGATTTGTTTTCCAAAGAGTTACTTTGGAGTTTTTTCTTGACTTCACAAATAACTTATTCTTAGAAAGAATACAAGCGATTTGTTGAGTAGTAAAAGACCTGCCCCTACTACTGTGACCGTATTCTTTCAATTCATGTATAATTTCTCCAACTCCTAATTCTTTGTCTTGTAAGACATAAAACAAGGAATTTACTAACTGTTTATTTCTCATAAATATTCCTCCAATGTATTCATTTTTACTTTTATTTTTTCCTTTCTTTTTCTTCTTTTCTTTTCGCCTAAGTTAAGAATCCTACAATCAGCATTGTTAAACTTAGTTTTAACATACTTTACAAACTCATCATCATTTTTCATTTGTGTAAAGATTCTTTTATCTCCATTCTTGATACCTATTCTTTTTAGAAGTCTAGGTATCTTAGAATAACTACCTCTTGATGGCATATTGATTCTTCCATAGACATTACCGCTATGGCAATAAGCCAACATCTCATAGAAATAGTTTTGACTCCATCTTCTTTTTACTACACCATCAATAAATAATATCTTATTAGGGTGAATGTTTTCAACAAGCCAAGACATAATCTGTGTGTCGGCTGGTTTATTGTGTTTCAATACTTCCGAAACAATGTCTCTATCAGTTTCTTTTAGATAGAACATAACTAAAGAGTAGGTGTCCATATCTAAAGCAAACGGTTCTTGACAATGCGGTGCTAATTCTTTGATTGATTCGGCTAAATAATTATGAGAACCTGCTCTCTTGATTTGGCACTTAGCCTTGATTTCCTTTGGAACATCTTTCTCATTTAACGAAGTTAAAACTATTTCACCTCTATACCTTCTAATAACATTGAGAATAGAATCTTTATTAGGTTTGTAATGCACATCTTCTATAATAATACCATTCTCTTTAGGTAAAGAACCTAAATCTTGAATGTTCATTTCGTTTGCATATACAACTAAAGCGTTGGGTAACATACCTTTTGCCTTTGTTGTTTTTCCTGTTCCTGTTTTTCCTGTTATTAGTATTGGTCTATTGTTATTCAAATTACTCATACCCATTATATCAATCCCTTTATACGGAATAATTCTTCCATACCTTCTAGCGTTAAGTGTTTATTATCTGAAACTATTCCTACTGCTTTCCTAAACGGAGTCCATAGGTCATTCTTATCAATAAGATGAGGATGGATTAAAACCATCAATCTATACATATTTTTAATGCCACCAATTTTTAGTATTGGTGCAGGTCTTGATTTAGATTCCTGTTGTATTACAGAAGATTTTATTTCGTGTTGAAGAAGTGTTCTCGACACTGCCTCAACAAACTTTTCTCTTCCTCTTAACTTAACCATCAATCTAACTCTATAACCTATGTTAGAATTATCATCTCTTATGATTTGTATTTCCGGTTTTCCTACACTTAACATAATTCCTACTATCATATCTTTACTATACATATTCATTCGCTCCCATAACTCCTACAAAGTCATGCTTCAATCTCAAATATTCTAATCCTTCTGAAATTGTTGAAGTTATCAAGTCTTCAACATCTGAATTATCTCCTCGAAAAACAACATTGATTTGCGTTCCTCTATATTGCCCTAAAGCATTCGCTAACTCTTCATCAATTATTTCTTCAATAAATAACATTATGTGGTCGTGACCTTTATGCACTAACCTAAGAGTTAATCCTTGTTGAATCATCATTAAATCTCTATTATCAACTTCTCCATAAACAAGATAAGTATAGGAAGTAACTCCTCCATACTCTTTAATCCATTCTTGGATATGTTCATCTTGAAGCAAATAATCACCTTTCCTTTACATAATCTTCCTGTGAAGGCCAATGCCCGTTAGGTTCTTGAGTGTGACTCAACTCCCACCAATACAAATGTTGCGCTGAAATCCTTTGATGATTTTTAGCATTCGCATTATCTTCAGCCCACACTACCATATCGGAAATAGCACTTTCTAACCATTCAGACAATAAACTAACAAAAGACCTACTGACCGGCATTTCAGTGCTATTATTAATCAATTGTTTAAGACTGATTCTAGAAGAGTATTTCTTCTTCTCCGGTTGTTTAGGTTCTATAAACTCACCATCTTCTGTAAAGTATGGAACAAGATGTTGAAGCATCTTTTTCGGTCTGCCTTGTTCGTGAAGAACATTTTTCAAATAAGCATATCCATCCTTTACATCAATGCAAGTATATGTCTCCATATCAATAACTGTCAATTGTCCTTTCTGTATCATTCGGGTTCACTCCTTTGTGTTTGTTTTAACAGGTTCAAAATCAAATCATGGTCTGCACCATTTTCTAATTGAACAATAGCCATGTTAACAAATGTCTTATGTCTAAGGATTTCTTGATGTTGTATATCTGCCTCTTTTATTTTAGCATGAACATTACGAAGGTCATCGTTCAATACAAAACCAGCCTCTTTACTAATCTTCTTATCTATTTTTGCCCTTCTGAATGCCGCATCTTTGGGATATTTTTTGCCTATAATATCATATATCCTATGATGTAAATGTCTTAGTTTATTAATAGAAATCTTCATTCGTTTCTTGTATAACTCCAACATTCTTTCAGTTTGCCTTTTGTTTAACTGTTCTATTGAAAATATATTTCCCTTTTCATCTGCAACATATTTATCATGCGGCTTTGCATATTCATCACCCATCACACCATCTCCATTAAATCATCAAATGTATTAATATCTGCTACAAACTTATCATCTCTAATTCTAACTAGTCTTGGAAACCTTAATCCCCAATTACCTTGAGCATCTTGTGAAATTAAATCAGCAGTTACTTCAAGAACAATTCTTGGGATGAAGTGATATGTGCCATTAGAATGACTATCAATATTTCTTCTTAAATCATTTGTCAATCTAACTAACTGCGAATCACTGAAACCACTACCAATAGAACCTAAAGGAACATAATCACCATGTTCACTTCTAACTCCCATAGCGAATGAAGCAAATACATTTGCCCTTCTTCCTTCACCATACTTTGCACTAAGAACAACTACATCTAGATTAATTCTAGGGGGTTTGTATTTAGCCCAACCAACACTTCTTTTACCGGATTCATAAGGCAAAGAGGCATCCTTAACTATAATGCCTTCAAAGCCGTCATTGATTGCTCTATTGTAAAATGCTAAGGTATCTGTTCCTGTCATTCTATGTGCTTGGTCGGGTAATGTTTTAATCGCTATTAATCTATCAGAATACGGCAAGTCCATAATGGTGTCCTTACCAAACTTTAGGCAATCGAAAATAACCCATTTTACTTTGACCCTTTCTCTTGCTTCTTCGTGATTCTTAGAATGGACTCTTGTTCCCATTAGTTTATGTTCAGCAGGTGAACCATCTTCATTAATAGGATATATTTCCCCATCAAGAATACAAGTGTGAACATTGTATTTTCTAACTTGTTCGACTACATCTTGAAACTGCGGAGTAACAATATTTCCTTTGCGGTTAAAGATAATTACACTGTCTCCTTCTTTGTGAATCTGATACCTATTACCATCATATTTGTAATCAACGATTCTATTAACAGGCCATTTGTTCATAGGTATTTCTTTTGCTAACATAGGTGCTACAAAAGACCCATGTTCTAGATTAGTAGGTGGTTCAGAATTAGATTCATAATATCTTACCACATCAGAAATAGTGTTAAAGTTACAATGCTTCTTAACTTCTGATACCTTCTTGTTGTAGTGTTTTGCTATTACTTTCTTAACAATACCACTATTGATTCCGTTGCGTGGTGTCTTTAGCCAATAGCGGATAAACCAACGACATTCTAATGCACTCATATTAATAATAGCGTGTTGTATAGTTTTGAAAGATTCAGTTTTGATACCATCACAATCCATAGAAAGCAAACTCAATACACTTGATAGCGGAGTTTGTTCTTTTGTTTCTGCTGATATATCCAAGTAATAGATAGCATCTCCTAAATCATCATGTGCTTTGTATTCAATTTCTATTTCATCTTCAAAAACATCGTATATCTTAGCCATCCACTTTTTCGCTCTTGATAATCCTATGTTATTATTAGGATATTCTCTAGCCAAAATTGCGAATAGTGCTGGTTTATTCTTGAATGTTCCCACTTGTTCCGTTATCATCGAAACTTGTTGTGTTGGTGTTTTCTGGTCTGTGCTTTCTAATAGTCTCGCTAGTCTGTTCATTGTCATTTATAATCATCTCCATATTTTTATTTACTATTTTAACCAATTCTTTTAGAAGGCGGCTAATTTTACCTTCATGCTTTTCAGCATAAGTCCACATAGCATTTGCTAAGTAAATCCATTCATTCTTCTTCATCAGAAGCCGCCCCTTGTTCTATACTGTTCATCATTCTAACATAATTAATCATCATAGTCTGCATTACTGCTGACTCTTCATTTTTATTTTGTTCCATTAAACGATGTAGCATATGAATCATCGAGGCTTGACTGATAGCAGGTGCTAATCTAGCCAAATTGTCGGAATTAAACATTTCCCAATACATCACAAATGATGCTCTTGGTAAGAACATACCATTCCTAACTACGGCATAATTTTGCTCAAAATGAGCCAATGCCGCAGGGTTGTTCTTAATTTTCTTTTTCATCGCTTTTGCCCATTCAACAAATCTTTTATCATTCGTTACATCTAAAAATATCTTATTCAAATTCATTCTTCTTCATCTCCAAACAGTCTATTCAATAATAATAATTTCAACATATGACCTTGAAACTTACTCCAAGATTTATCAATATGTTCCTTAGTTACTCTTGAACCTCTTCCTTCACCCGCACCAACGGGCATTTCTAATTCTATGAATGCAGACCACAAATCAATCAATTCAGTTGAATATCTTCTATGTCTATCTAAAGCACCCATTTCAAATTGCCTATGCTTATTCGCTTTTCTAACACTCGCTTTCGCTTGCACTTCACTAATTCTAAATTTCATTCTAATTCCCTCTTTAATATGTTCAGTAATGTTTTGGCTTCCTCTATATTTAGACGAATACCTTTTGTTGGTTTGTCATTCTTATACCATCTAATATCCATAACTTCTATGTTCCAATAAATTCCTCTTTTAACAAGGACTTCATCGTTGGCATTTCTAACAATCCTTCCTTTTATTTCCATTGGCTCACTCACTGAACCATCCCTCCTTGAATTTCTCTAACTCCTTTCTTGAAGTAAAGTATCTTGGTGTATCTAATTCATCTAAACGATTTACTACCCAACAAGCACCGCCTAGTGATGATACTTGCACTATTTCGTATTGGCCTTCATTTATTTCAATGACCTCAATAGTATTTACTTCTGGGACTAAGCCATAATTTCTAGTTATTTCGTTAGCAACATCATGTATATTCTCAATGACATATTTGATAATATGCGCTCTTTGAATAGGTATCTTTGGTGCTACTTGAATAGATAACTTTCCTGTCATTTTGCAAACTTTACACTTGTTACCTTCACAAATAGGACATTTAACTTCTGCCGCATGAGGAGCAGGTAAAGTTACAGTTACGGCTCTTTTCTTCATATTCATTCCTCTCTCAAAACTGCTACTTCGGTAGTTAGGAAAAGTTTTGCTATTGACATAGCCGCAAGGAAACTGTTTCTAGTTACCTTTACAGGGTCAACAATACCCAATTCAAACATATTTCCTACTTCACCCGTCATAGCATTTATTGATTCATTTGTTTCTAAAGGAAGATAATGCAAATCATCAACACTACTGTTATCACATAAAGTCATAAACGGGGCAATTAACGATTCATACACTACATGATGACCCTTCTTTGCTACATCTAAAGAATCTCTAGCATTAAGAAGTGCCTTACCTCCACCAATAACAATACCTTCGTCAAGTGCTGCTTTAGTAGCATTAAGCGCATCATCTAATCTTTCTTTAGTTTCACGCATTTCCATTTGTGAAGATGCACCAACTTGAATAGTAGCAATACCGCCATTCAATCTTGCTATTCGCTTTTTGTAGCGCATCTTGTCATACCTATCATCAGTTGATTCATACAATTCTTTTAGAGAGGAAACCTTCTGTTCTTTTGAATCAGAACCAGCATTACCTCCACCAATAATAACAGTATTATCTTTAGATATGATTATTTTATCAGCAGTTCCTAACTCATCCAAAGTAGCCATAGACGGCTCATCTTTACTTTCTTCGTTAAACATTTTACCGCCACAAACAGTTACAATATCGTCTAACTCATCTAATTGAGCATCACCGAAGTTTGGTGCTTTTACCACTGCTACTTCAATTGTCTTTTGAAGAACATTCATAATTACATTACTTAGTGCAGTGCCTTCCATACCACGACAAATGATTACCAATGGTTTCTTATTCTTAGCACATAATTCTAGCAACGGAAGTATTTCTTGAAAGTGTCTAATGTTTAGATTAGATGAAAAGATAACGGGATTATCAAATGTTACTTTACCATCATCTCCATTACACATCATATGACTTAGATAACCTTCATCAAACTCTAAACCACTTCTTGTAACTATTTGTGTCTTATGAGTTTTGGATTCTTCAACTGTAATGATACCGTCACGACCTACCGCATTGATAGCCTCTTGAATTAGAGAACCTAACTCATCATCATTATTAGCCGCAATAGTAGCAACATTCAGAATATCATCATCAAGAATAGGTATTGCGTTATCTATCAGATAAGACGCAATAATTTCTTGAGCCTCTTGTAATTCATTTTGAAGCACTCTAATGTTATAATTCTCTTGTTTCTGAATATTCTCAACAAGTGCTTGAGCAATAATACAGGCCGTTGTTGTTCCATCGCCCGAATTATCCTGTGCTTTACTTGCTAAGTTTTGCACCATTTGGACTCCCATTTGAACATAAGGGTCATTACTTGATACATACTTAGTAATTGTAACTCCGTCATTAATTATAACAGGAGGATTACCTTGCAAAATAACTGTTTTTGCTTGTGGCCCTAATGTTGGTTTAACAGTATTTGCTACTAAATCAATCCCTTCTTTTAATTTCTCTTTTACTTCTTCTCCATTAATTATCATTCTAATCTCTCCAATCCATAATATCCTTCTTCTTGAATAGGCATAGCATTAAATCTAGCGTAGCATCTTTCACTACAAAAATATCTCCAGCCGGTAGCACCAAACGCTTTGTATCTAGTTGCATTTTGACCGCAATTATCGCACATTATACCACCGCCAAGATAAACTCATAGGGAATAAACAAAATATCGTTTTGTCTTGTATAGTCTCTCTTATCGTTAAAAAGAACAATCTTATCTCTAAGGCTAGTATCAACCTTACAATCTATCACTCTTCCTTGATTAGCGGCTTTAGTTAAAATACCACTTTCGCTTTTTGTTTCTTCTATTTTTACAATTACATATTCTCCTACTGCTTTCATTCCGCATCACCTAAAGGGGTTATTTCAAATGGCAACTGCCAAATTGTTTTTGTTCTGTTATTTAGCAAAAACTGAATAGCGTCATATTCATCTTGATGATGTTGACTGTTCTCTCTCATAATATCCAAATAACTTATTATTTCATCTAACACTTCTGCCTTTACTTTTGTATTCATTCTTCTTCACCTTTGAATCTATTATTTCTTGCCACTTGGCAACATACTCTAATTTTCTGTGTGGACTGCAATCCCCAAAAAGAACCTTCATCCCAGCCAAACTTAAATTCGACATAATTACATAATTCTCTTCTTGTCATTCTTTGAAAATCATCATCAATCTTAATACCTAAGATTTTATCACTATCTTCATATTTTACAAACTTGTCTAATGTAACATAAACAAGACCCATAAACCATATTGTCTTCCTAAGCATCCATTGTATCATTCTTCTTCACCACTGATGTTAACCCATCCCTTATTCATATCAGCATCAATATATGTCCAAATATGATTCTTATGGAATTCCATTAAGTCTTTGTGAGACTTACCTTTCTTGCCCCAATAAACTCCCTTGTTTGGATTAGTAGTATTTTCATCATTAGGGTGTTTTGACATATGTCTTCGCTTTCTTTCACTTAGAGTTATTCTAGCGACTGCCTTAGCATCCGATTCGCCATACTGCGTTTCTTTATTGAACGGCTTTCCTTTGTATTGTCTAATTGCATTATTTCCACTTTTAATTCTTCTAAATCTCATTCTTCTTCATCTCCTTTTCTAACCCAAACTTGTGTTCTTTCATATTCATGGTTACGGTATATATCTAATAGATAAGGTTCTTTTTGATTCCAAGAACCATAATGCCCATCTCCACCTAACACATAAGCAGTCTTCATTAATGGTTGCCAAATACTAACTGTTCTAATATCAGTTCCACTGAAATAAGCACTACCGAATGGGTGTGTGTGAATCCAGCACTTAATCGGTAATTTCATTCCAACAGGGTCAATTTGAAAATCAACATAACCTGCTGAACCTGACGAAATATGAATAGCGTCATTAGAATCAATAACAACTTGAACCTCTAAACCATTCAGTATTTCTGTTGAAGCAAACCAAATATGTTCAAATAAATCTTTTATTTCCATACCTTGTTCATAATAAGCATCTATGTATAATTCAGCCTTTAATCTATTTGCTTCTAAATCTATTCTTTTCATTACTGTATTAAATTTACCATTCATTTATTCCAACTCCATCTTCTCCAATTTTCTTTGGGTCTTTGCTAGTTTCTTCTCTAGTCGCCTTTGCTTTTTAGCGTTTCTCTTGTCTCTCCAACGCTTCCTAAGCGAAGGTTTCTTTTCTGCTAACTTATTAGCCTCTAATTGATTCTTGATACCTGCGGCCTCCATAAGCAACGATTTACTTTCAGCATATGTAAAATCAAAATGCTTCTCGATATGTTTTGCTATCACCCAATATGGGCGACCAAACTTTTCTCTCGCATCATCAATTGACATAGAATGCCACATTACCAATGCTTCTAATGATTCATCATATGTCCACGGTTTGTTAGTATTAGGATATTCAATACTTTCATTATTCAAGCGAGTCCAATTTTTAGGTCTTTTACTTGTATTCTTAGGTTCTTCATAATACACCAATGTTTGCTCCAAAGGTGTTTCATCTTGAAGAGTATATGTGCCATTCTTTCTAACAGTCTTAATAGAAGGAGTTAGATGTTTTAGGCTTCTCAACCATCTTTCACGACACGCTCTAGGGGTTCTATTCAGATTAGGAGGAAAACCCTGTTCTCCGTCTTTATGCTCATTCATCCAATTAACCAAAAGAGCATCTTCTTTTGGAGTCCAACGGGTAGCAACACCACTGTATAACAAGTTAGTATTATTCTTCGCTTTAACATTGAAAGATTGAGCCTCTAATAGAGTAGTTTCTAATAGTTTAATCTGCTCATTAGCGGCCTCTTTATCAAATTCACCACGCTTTGAGGCTTCTATTAACTCATTTGTTAATTTAGTGATTTCGCTATTTTTACCATCGGGTAGTGTCATAGAAGCAATATACCTGCATTGTTTTCTTGTGGCAGGGTCACTTCTCCAATCACTTGTTTTAGGTTCATCATCAAAAGATATGTTATATTGATTGATACATCTTCTAATTGTAGCACCATAATTATCAACACTTCTAACAGGAAAGCCTTCTTTTTCCATCTGTGTTTTAATTTGCGGCCAAGTTCTTTTTTCCACTAAGCGCAAATATGCGCCTCTCATTATTTGTCCTGTTGTCCATTTCTCTCCTTTCATTTTTATTCCTCCTATACATTAATTACCATAAAGGATTTTACATCTTCTTTGTTAAACCATCTTTGAATCCATTGTGCGCCAATACCTGCAATAACAACTTGCATGAAATGAACGCCACTATTGCTACCATCCCATGAATTTCCTTGACAAGAAAATGAACCATCTGGCCCTGCTAATAAAGAATCATACATTTTAGGGTCTGCATCAGAAGTAACGAAAGCCCCATTACGACCTTGCGCTCTTAAATCCAACCATTTAATATTTGAATTATACAAGGTTCTTCTAACTGATAAATTATCAACACAACATACGACTAAATCATATCCTTGCATTTGTTTAGAAGTTAGGATAGGAAATTTGCTCGCATTATTAACACTATTATATCGAGCATTCATCCTACTTACTTTGTGAAAATTAACATCTTCTTCTGTAAAGTTTTGATATGTTAAATTCTTAGTTTCGACCTTATCGGGGTCTGCCACTGAAATATCATACATTCCTACTTTATCTAATAGTGGCACTAGGAAACTCCCAATACCACCCACTCCTATAATCAATATTTTTCTCTTCATTCTAATCTCTCCAATTTTGCATTCCATCTTTTATTATAATTGTCTATTCCTTCATTGTATTTGTTTTTGTAGTGGTCTTTAGGCCACCATGTTGGCATTCTATTTGCCCTCCATTCAGCAAACCTCCATTTACCTTGAAGGTAATAATGTCTGTAACTATTAATTACGAAGTCCCAATCGGGAATCCTGTTATCTTTGACTAATCTATACTTATCATCCATAGCAATAGTTACAGGTGTAGCAAACGACCAATTAGAATCTTCATCAATCGTATATGCTATATCTAATATTCTAGATTGCGAACCATGAACCTTGCCGTAGCGATAGGTATATTCTTCACATAATGCTTTACCATGCTCATATAACCATCGAGTATTATGAGGGTTCTGTCTAGCCCATATTGTTGAAGGATGATTCAACATAGCAGGTTTCATTAGTTTTGAATTAATATCTCTATGAAACTGCTTTACTTGCGCTAAAGTAGGTTCTTCACCATAATGTTCAATGTAGTCAAAATACAAAACATTTGTATGTAACATTTGGCAAGTTTCCGTTGGCATTTTAACTATGTGCTTGTCTAACATTTCTAGTGCCGCTTCTTGCGGATTTCTTGATAGTGCAAATATATTCACTTAAACTTCCTCCTTGCTTCTTCATATATCTTAAACGAGTCTTTACGACCCAAAAGAGTTTGATATTTACAATACTCTTTTCTTTTATTATTGGTAGTCACATAAGTATTTAGAAAATCCTTTTTCCAATATCTATGCTCGCTTGTCGGTATTACATCTCTCATTCTTATTGTCATTTATATCACCATATTCTATTATATCTCGCCCTTTAATTTCGGACATTTTATCGAATCCTAACATTTGGATTAATTTTTTACTTGTCTTTCCTATTGCTGATAAGGAAATATCTGTGCTTTCAGAAATATCATTCTTAGTTACACCATAATATCTAAACATATTTGTCGCCACCCAACATACACTTGCGTAATATGCCTTTGATTTATGATAACAATGGTCTTCTATGATAGGTTCTAACTTTAACATCAAATCCATAGCATTAGAATAAAACATTACATCATCTGTTATTCTAGAACAGGTCTGCTTTAACATAAAAGAGGGGTCTGCTCCATAAAGTATATTCTTACTTTTGAAGTGGTGAATCATTTTCCGCACTAATCTATTCACTACTTTAGTTGAACACGAATATTCAGAACATAATTTTTTCATAGGAACAGGTGTTCTATTTTCTTTCAGAACATAGAAGACAGTAGCAGTGCATCTAGCCTCTAGTTTGATTTTTCCAAACAAACCTTTCTTTTGTGCTTCTAAGTAACATTCCTTAACTCTATCTTTAAGAGGATGGTTTATTTGGATAGAAGATAGAATCATATTACAAGTCTGCAAACCAGCAGTAATATGTCTAGGAATAACATTATTGTTACCTCTTCTATTAAACTTAAACGAACCCTTTCCTGTTATTACAGAACCTAATTCTCCCCTTTCAGCAGAATGGACAACCTTTCCATCATCTATCATTCTGACACTTTCTTCAAACAAATCTGTTACGATTACTAATCCGCAATCACTACATTCTGTCTCTCCTAGTCTTTCATTATAATTAAAGACTAAACAACCACATTCACTGCATTTCATCAAAATCAACTCTTATACTATTTTCATCATTACATATATACCTTTTAATCGTGTTAACTATTTTTACTGTTAAAGTATCATTAAGAAGTGCTAATGCTCTTGCTACAAATTGGTCGCCTAAAGAAGAACCACCAGACATATTATCAATACAAATCGGCCCTTTCCATTGAGGTTCATTAGTTGGTTTTGGCGGTAATTTAATTTCTTCTTCAGAACCATTATTAACAGCATCATTATTAATTCCCAAACATTCTTCTTCCCACTTCTCAATTCTTTGTGCGAAGTATTCATCAGTATCGGGTGTTGAGTAAACAAATGTCGAAACCATCTGAATATCTGATTTGAATTTAGTGTTAGTAAGTTTCCAATCCCAACCTTTTCCACGAACATACATGGCTGATACTTCTTTATCATCATCATAAACGACTTTGATTCTGTCGGGATATTTTTCTGCCGTTTCTTTAACCAATAACTTAGCCCTATCTTCGACAATATCCTGTTGTCTATTTTGCTTTAGAAATTCAATCATTAGTTTTCTATCTGAAATTTTTGGTTTAACTCCTACTGTTCTTTCATAAAGAATCTCAGGAGAACAAAACATCCATTTTTTACTTCTCTTTTTACCATGAAGATAAAAAGCACAGAAGGATTCTAATTCTTTATTAGTCATTGTTCCCCAAACTCCATCACTAACTTCAATTGCAACTTCGCTATCGCTAATCTGTTGACAATTCAATCTAACTTCGGTTTTCTGAAAATTATCGAAGAAATGAAATGGCACTCTATTCTCTAAACAATACTTTACATCTTCGGGAATACTTAGAGTAGCATACAGTCCTTTCATTAGTTTAGCCACATCTTTTTCAAAACAGGACTTGAAAGTAACTCTAGCCAAAGCAGAAGCAATAGTATGCAAACTTTCCGTTTTACCATTTAGAGTATATCTATTACCCCTTCTTCCTAATGCTATCAAACAACCTCCAATATCAATAACTTCGTTGAAGTCCTGTGAAGGTAATCTCATATATTTATAGTGTCTATTATAATATCCTCTTGAAGATTTTAAGTTACTAGAAAAGAAAGTCGTAATAGCAGAATGAACAGGGTCTTTCGCATTTCTATTAGATTGAATTTGAACATCGTATGCCGATTTAATCAAATTACTTTTAATCGTTGTTCTCCAAAATTCTTGGGAATCGTCAGGTCTTCGTATTCTTATTTTTAATTCATTCATTTTATCACATCATATAACTATTATCATTTATATTATTAACACATTCTTTGTGAATTTCTTTTTTCATATCTTCCGGTAAAAGCAGTTGGCCTCCACAAATCCTACATTTAGTAGCGACTCTTTTTTTATACGACCAATGACTCTTTGTATATTCGGGGTCTTTTTCTTTCATTTATACCACCCTTTCATTATTCCGTAAATATAATTATTATAGAAATCAGTTTGGTTTTTATTATGGTATTGAAGGGCTTCATGTCTTTCTGCAAATGCTTTTCTAGCATAGTCAGCAAAGCCTCTTTCCACCGCTTCGGGTATTTCCCATAATACTATTTTAACAGTCTGCCAAAGTCTATACTTTTTGTCTGTTTCATCTTCTAAACCTGCACAAGCGTCAAGTGCTAATTTAATCTTCTTTTTCGCAGAATTAGACCATACATCATCATAAGAAATAATGACTCTTACAAAGTCATCAAAACTCAAATGACGGATAGGCCGAATCCTGCGAGTTTTCATCTAATCACCTAGATTTCACAAGCCCCACCAGCACAAGCCAATTCGCCTGTTAAGTTAGTATCGTCTTGTTCTTCGGTAATTTTAGTTAAATCAATCTTAGTTAAGGCTAACATCATTTCATCATATGTTTCCTTATCTATTGTTTCAAATGGTGCTTGTTTGTATGTTCCTCCATCATAAGGTAATACAGACAAACCATTGTAGTAGTGTCTATTCATCCATAACCATTCGCCAACATCATCCCATTCATCATCTTTAACAGATATTGTTGCAGACACATTATGGCTATTCAAACCATCAATATGGCCTGTTCTAACCCAACGAATACTAAAATTCTTAACACGCTCCAATAAATCAAATACTGATTCATGTCTTGTGATAGCATCATCGGGAGACTTTTGAGGAATAGAAATAACTGCTTGTTCCTCCGGATTGAAGTATTCATCTTCAACCAATTCCGGATGATTAGATGATAGATAAGAATAGATTGCTTCATTCTTACCTACTCTAATTCTTCGAATGTAATAATTGTCGTGCCAAGCATGAATACCACTACTTGTTCCTAAAACGAGAGAAGTAGTTCCAGCAGGTTTTACACAAGTAATTCTAGCCGCAGGTTTTACACCAATGATTTTAGAAATCCTCTTGTTTTCCTGTTTAGCGGCAAACGAAGCCATTTCTAAATCTAAAGGTTCAACAACATTAGAAGCAATACCTGTCATAGATACACCGAGCAAAGAATCTTTTTCAGTGTTCTTTTTCCATATTTCTCTAAGGTAATGGAAATCAGTATAACCTGCTTGAAGCGTTCCTATGAATGAAGCCGCTTTTACTCTTGCTTCTAAATCTGCTTGGTCTGTAATATCAGAAGCATTTACTTCTGTTAGATTACAAAACTGATATGGTCGCAAAGCAATTTCACAACATGGGTTTGTTCCCCAATCTTTATCATTACTGAAATAAACTGCCGGTTCACCACTACCACTATGTTGTATTCTTTCCCATAGACCCATAAAGAAGTCTTTAGTCACTCTATGTCTAAGAATAACTGCTGAATTATTTGCACGACCTCTTTGTGGATTATTTTCCCACCAATTACCAGACTTACAACTAATCATTTTAGAATCATCTGCACTAAATAAACTAATCATAGCGGCTCTCCTAATACCACCTGCTAATACTGCATCTGCTAAATAACACATAATATCATGTGCTTCAATTGAATCTAATTTAGAGCCATTATTTTTATTTTGAAGCATTCCTTCTATTTTAACTAAACATTCCCTTAATGGCTGAAAACCCGGCGCTTTTCCGCCACTAGTCCTTAATAGGCTTCCTTTTGGTCTAATATCAGAATAATCAAAAATAGGACTACTACTCCTATTTCCGGTATAACACTCCAAAAGGATTTTAATTGAATCAGCCCATCCTTCAATAGAATCACTAATAAGATACCTGCGTTTTCTTTCGGGATTAGGTTGAATGATTTCCGGTAATTGCTCAATATGATGGCGTTGGACTGAATATCCAACCCCCGTTCCACCGAGAAGTAGGAACATAGCCTCGCTAAAAGATAAAAGGGAATCAATAGGCATATAAGCGCAATTATAAACCCTATTTGGACTAATTTCGATAGGTTTGCCCCCAAATTGCATAGACCGCATAGAAGGGAGGATTTTCTTTGTTTTGACGAATTTTTCATATATTTCACCTATTTCTTCTGTTAATTCTGGATATTTTTTAATATGCATATTTCTGTTTCTTTCAACTATTTCATTCCAAGTTTCTCTTCTTTTCTTTGCTGGTAAATACCTTGCATATTTCATATGCACTGTAATATCAGACAATGTTTCTATTGCTGTATTTGACATCTTTAACACCTATATTTGCTGGCTTTAGGTAATTCAAATAGAGTTGAAAAGGATGAAAGCCACTCACCTTTTTTACTAATTACCCACTCTTTCTCAATGATGAATTCCCACTCATCAAAGTTATTAACTGCGAAAGGATATTCTTCTAATAAAATACTTACAGAAGAATATTCCTTATCCTTGAATAGAATTTTTGTTTCACCCGAAGCGTATATTTGGCCGTATTTACCACGACCAATAACATAACCTTCGGGATAGAAGTCCGGTGTAAAAACCGCTACTTCATCACGGATGAATGGTTTTGTCAAATTCCAACCATTCAGTTCAAATAAAATTTTAAGAGCATCGGGAGACATAAAATGTTTCAAATTCATATTAACCACACTGCAAAAAGGGGAGAGAACAAGGCACTAAGCCCCATTCTCCCCCCAAATGTCGCAAATATAGTCGGGTTAATAAAATCAACCGCCAACGATTGCTGGCGTTAAATCAACTGACTCAACAGTGTCCCAATTAATACCTGCTATTTCTTCTCTAGCCATCATTTCACCATTGATGAAAACCCAATGTGTAGGGTGTGTATCAATCTGCTCAATGACTTCTTCGGAAGCCATAACTAATTCTGTGTGTCCTGTTTCGTTCAAAATTGTTAACTTAATCATTCTATCATCTCCGTCTTATTCTTTCCATGTGCTGACTGCATATAAAGGGAGTCATTCTTCATTCTCGTCTCCCCCTATTGCTAAAGCGGCCAAAGGCCAAATCATTGTTGAAGCCGCTACTACGGCTATTGTTCCTACTACTAATTCTTTCAATAATCCCATATTCATTCCTCTTTCATTCTTTCTATTTCATTACTTGCCTCTTTTCGGGTTAATCCCGTTCTCCATTCCGAATTTTCTTCGGGGCAATAGCCCAAATCTTCCAAGTATTTGATTTGGGCTGGAGTTATCATTTTATCACAAATTCCTTTTAATGAAGATAATTGACTTCCTGTTAATTCTCTTCTCTCGGACAATTGTGTTTTAACGCTGGATAAGAATTTATATTCCCAAGCGGTTTCTGCCAAAGATACATCAAAAGGTCTTAAACCATAATACATACACATTTGCATAAATGTTTCATTTGCTGATGTGCTTAGGATTAGTTTAGCCCTTTCGGTTGCTTTTCTTTCTTGTTCCTTTTGTCGCCTTTCTCTATCTTGTCTAGCGATTTCGGCTTGACGCTCTCTTTCTTCTCTTCCGGCTTCCCACGCTCTTTGTCTTTCTTCTAATTCTAATCGCCTTTGGGCTTCTCTTTGCCTTCTTATTTCCTGTTGTCTAAGATAATGTTCTGTTCTTTCTTGAGCATGGTTCATTAAACTATCAAACCTTTCTTTGTGTTTAATAGTGAACATAGCATCAAAAATAATCATATCTTGCCACAACTTATCTGTTGGATAGCCTCTTGTTCTTGATTGCGCCCTTTTGTTGTTAGGGTGTTCCCAACGCCAAACAATAGAAGCCATTTGATAATACCTATCTGTTGGTGAACCAACTCCCTTTTTTCTAAGGGCAGAAGTATATCTGTAACGGTTATCGTTACTATCCCAAAACAAATTAGGTTGTCCTTTAACATTAATTAGAATATCAGCCTCTTTGATTTTTTCATATATCATATTAAACTGTTCACCGTTTTGGTGCATCCATGCTTTAGCCATCATTGTTTTTGTTCGCTCTTGAATCCAAGTATCAATTTCACCTTCTGTAATATCTTCAATATCTCTTCCGGTTCTGTTAGCAATTTCTTTCATAATTAGATAAGTATTGATATGGTCTGAACCAACACATTCAACAATACCATTTTCAGTATTAACAATTTCAAAATGATAAACTACACTATGACCGCAAAGACATTTACCTCTTCCCATTTGTGAGTTTCTAACCCATTCGGGAGCATCTTCATCACCGCCCCACCAAACTGAACCTGTGGCAATCCATTCTTCTTTTGCTTCTTCATAATTATCAGCAACAGATAATTCAACCATTCTTTCCATTAGTTTTCTATCCCAACGGCCTTGTCCTAAACTTCTCTTTGCTACTATTGTTTCAACCATCATTCATCATCTCTAAATCGTCTTTTTCAAACTGTCTTTGTTCTTGAAGATAGCCTGTTAGTATCATATCTATCTTCTCCGGTAAGTTATCTATAATACCTGCAATAATCTTTCTATTAAGACTAATCCATATTCTATGATAGGTATTCAATACAACTTTCGGCTCATCATTTTCATTCTGTGAAATTACAATCGGTGGTAATTCACTTGTATTTACTATTCTAAATTCAACATTCGTTTTCATTCAAATTCCTCCCGCTAATGCAAACAAGTTACTTACATTCTTATGAGCAATATAATTCTCAATATCATGCAAGAAATCTTGTGAGTTACTAATATATTTGCTATGATTAACCAATAGACTAGCCACTGTTTGCGCTAGTTTCTGATTGCTCAAGCCACTAATCAACTTTGCCATTTCAAAGGCTAAGTGTTCTCTATAATTATCATCCATCATGCAAGTTATACATTCTCGCTTAATCATGCAATCGTGCTGATGGTCGGGTTCAATAACATACCCTTTACCTTGACATTCTAAACATTCACTCATTCTTCTTCACGCCCCGCTTCCATAAAAAACTCTTTTGAATCAACCCACATTTGATGAGTAATTACTAAACTTTTCAAATCAGCCTTCCAATCGCCTTCATCTGTTCTAATTACCCAAAATTGTTCTAAGTCATTCAGTGTGTCGAATTGAAACTTAGTGTATTTTGCTATCTTATCATTATTGTATATTGTATTTCCATATTCTATTTCTATATTCATTTTTATTCCTCCCTTTTTGTTATGGGTGGTGGAATCCACCTCGAATTATATTTTGCGTTGTATTCTTCTAAACAACTTTCGCATAGTTTGAATTCAATAACTTCTCCGCTATGCACGAAAGAAGTCATCATTTCGTAGGATGATGCTAAACCACACCTACTACATTTAGGAACAGGTATTACCGGCTCTTTTCTTAATCTTCTAAAAAAATCTATTATTTTCATTAGTATCACCTAAAAGGCGCAGGGAACAAGTCATGGTAATATTACCACTATCTAAATAGAATTAAACTTCTTGTTATTACTTAGAAAACCTGCTATCGGGGGAAAAGAAGATTGTGTTGCTTATACGGCTAGAGTCAAGGAATACCGAAGTATGTATGAAAACCCTTGACTAAACTCCTTCATCAACAATAAACGAGATAGATGCATCGCTAAATGTCTTCTTTTTATTAGCAAACCCCCTGTGACCTTATTCTCTCATATTACTATCCGCCCACCGAACATAAGTCCGAGAGAATATGGACTCATATTTTTTGATAGGTAATAATACCCACCAATTTACCGCCCACAATCAATCTTACAACATCACCTTTTATTTCTAAATCAGTAACATCATCAATATATTGTGAAGCCCATTCAATTAAATACTCTTTGTGTAATTTATGCATAATATCACCTCAAAAAGTCTTACCATGCATAAATTCACGGCTTTCGTTATATTCCATCTTAGCAACAATAGCACCTGCAACATCTAAGTCTTTACCAAAAGCATAATCCATGATTCGGATTACCGCATCTGCTAATTCTTCTTCAAGATTACTAAACTCCATAATCTTATTCGAAGAAGGATTACCTTCACGCAAAGCCTCTAATGCTTCTGAAATTTCAGCATGAATCAATGCCATTCTTTCACCATCATTTACTTCATCTTTCCAAAAACCATGATTAACTGCGTTCTTGTAAATCTTCTTCGCCTTCTTATTCCATTCTTTTTCAAAACTCAAATTGCTCACCATCCTCCGGATTAAATAAACCTCTCTTAATTGCTAAGGCTTCCATCTTCTTTTTGTGACTTCTTGGTGCGTGTTTTCTTGCATAAACATTAACTTCTGCACCATTAGGCACTATTGCCGAATGTTTTGAACATATTGGCGCACCTGTTTTATCACAATCCGTTACTGATTGTATTTTACAATAAGCACATACCGGTCTTTTACTTTCCATATTCCATAATCCTACCATATTTATTCCTCCTTATTTACCGGACAATCAACATTTAATGTTTGATGGTCTAGGTTGTTACATATACAGATTTCTTCATCTGTTAAAAAATTAGCACTGAATTCAGCATATCTATGAATAGTTAAACCATAGTCATAAGGATAACCCATTGTTTCAACATCATTCCATTCTTCTCCTATTCTAACGAATCCATAACTTTCTTCATCTTCAATACGGCTAATTGCAGACATAATATCATCAACTGTTTTATATCCATCATACCATTTAACATAATCGCATTGGACATACAAAATTTCTTCCTTTTGTCCATTATACATTTTAATAGTGCCTTCTTCGAATATATCCCACAAATCCTTGTCTTGCTCGTATTCTGCTTTTAATATGTCACACAATTCTTTATTGTCCTTTCTTGTTACTATACTTACTTCACTTCTATATCCCATATTTATTCCTCCTTACAAGTGCATTTTGCTTTCAAAGCACGACTAGCATCAACAAAAGCAACACTACTATGAATATTGTATCTTGCCGTTGCTTCGCATCCTTTACAAGTCATAAGCATTATTCTTACTTCTCTTCCATTCATCTTAAATCACCATTCATAAACTTCCCAGCCCAATCTGCATAACTAGTAAAAGTTACAACATAATCTGTATTAATCTTAGAAAGGTCAGTGGTTTCGTCTGTCAAAAAGATTACTCTTTTCTTCAGACTATCCCACAACACCTCCTTTGTTATACTCCATTCATCTAGTGCTTTTGTCATTATTCCATATTTACTCATTTTTATTCACCTCAATTCTTTGGTTTTGGCCCACAATAAAACAAATTTCTTTTGGCTCTTGTAATTGCTACATAGCAAATGTTTCTTTCTTCTCTAGGATTAGATGCCTTTGGATGAGGCATTCTGTCCGTAGCCAAGATATATACATTATCAGCCTCAAGACCTTTAGCCTTGTGAACAGTGGAAAGCATAATCTCTCCTTCTTCATTATTATCGAATACTCTCTTGATTTCATTTACAATTCCACCAACAGTAGTAGCCATAGAAGCAAAAATCTTCAAACATTCATACTTATCTTCAAGGTTGTTTGCTTGATTGACCTTATCAGCCGCAACCAACTTATCATAAGTAAATTTGAAGTCTTGTGCTAGTAATTCAGAAAACTCTTCTGAACCCATATTATCATTCTTAGTAATTTTTCTAACTGCATTAATCAGTCCTTTAGTCATGTCACGACCTAGAACATAGGCAGACTTGCCCTGTAAAATTAAATCGTAAAACGCTGAAACCAAAGGTGCATTATATCTGCATAGAACCATATCGTTTGCCTGTGGATTAAACGGTGCATTCTCAACAACCATTCCATCTATTGCATCAGAACGGCAAGTAAAATTCTTGACATATCTGTTTGCTTCTGCAACGACTGTTTTAGGACATCTCCAAGTCAAACTCAAAGAAAAACGCTTGATTTCTCTATCACCTTTTTCTAGCCTCTTGACAAACATATCCATTGAATTTGAATCTGCTCCTCGGAAACCATAAATTGCTTGATTAGGGTCGCCCACAATAATACATCTGCCGTTTGCAACACATCTAGAAATCAATTCTCTTTGCATTTCATTGAAATCTTGCGCTTCATCAACATATAATGTATCAAAAACAGGTAATGGCATATCTAATACTAAAGGTAGCCAAATCATGTCATCAAAATCAATCATAGCAGTATTTCTCTTGCATTGATTAAGAATGGCTGGAATACTATCAATAGCGATTAACTCTTCACGGTCTGATTTGAATTCAATATTATATTCATCAATCAATCTGTAAATAGACTTCTTATCGTCACCGTCAACCATTGAACCTTTAATCAAACTAATTAGTTTAGTTAATGGTTGTGCGTAAAAATCACGACCAAGCATATCATCAATAATATTTCTCAATTTGAAATTATTGACCTTAGTTCTAATTCCAGCACTTCTTAATGCAGCAAAACCTAATGCATGGAAAGTCTTTGCTTCCACATCATCTGGCAGTCTTTCTGCTAATTCTTTCTGAATGGATTTATTAAAACACAAAAATGCTTTCTTTTGTCCATTGTCTCTATTTGCTCCTTCAACAATTGTAAATGTTTTACCAACACCTGCACCTGCGTCAACAATAATGTGACTTGTGCCATTTGCTATTTCATTCCAAATTGCTTCTTGCTCTTTTGTTCCTGTTATCATTTTTATTTCCTCCTATTGTTATTTTTAGGGAATGTGAAAACGCCCAATTTCTTAGGCGGTGAAAATGTGTAAAAATTTACACTTGAATAAGCGGGCTATGTGGGGTTCGAACCCACGACCAACGGGTATCTTTTGAGGAAAATGAGTTATGAGAAAGTATAACACATAATCGAAAATTGAGCAAGTCCTCATTTATTACTTCGATAAAACCTCATTAAAAGCCCGTTGCGCTACCTGACTGCGCCAATAGCCCAAAGCGGAAGAAGGAGAGACAATCTGATAAATCAGACATATTCTCCTAAAGCCCCATGTCTCTCAACTTCTTCCATAATGAAAGAATGTCACACAATTGCTTGTCAAGAGCGATTAGTGCGACAACCCTTTTCACCGTTGTCTAGGGTGGCCGGACTACTTATAGTGAGGGTCAGGTCGCCCGAAGTCCGTTTTTTAATAAATTAATCTGAATCTATTGCCTCTTATCATACAATAAAAAAAGCCCCCCACAAGAGCGAACTCCTGTGAGGGGCAAAAGACCCATTAGGGTTAAACCAAATCTTTCAGAATTAAATTAAATTCATTCTTCAGAAGATTCACTTGACAAAAGCGACTCAACGCTCCCATCCCAAGTTTGTTCTTTGAACATCTTACTTAGTTGGGTTCGTGCTTTCTTTGCCTGTGCCTTTGCATAATCTTCAGCAGACTCATATTGTCCTCCACCGGATTTAGCATGACGAAGACAAAGAGCCGCCATAATTCCATCATGGTTGTAGTAGTTAACTGCCGCTTCTTCAACGACACCGCAAATGCGGTCAATTACTACTCTAACACTTGTTGGAACTGCGCTCTTTGCACCTTTGCGGCCAAATGGTGAACCATCACGGCCTTTCAATAGTGCCTTTAGCGCATTTGCCGCAGCATCTCTTTCATTCGGGTTATTTTGACCGACTTCAAGGTGTAGTTGAACCACTTGTTTCAACGCACCATCAATCGCATCTGTTTCTAGGTATTCATTCGTTTCAATAACGATACTGTCCCACTTTACATCATCCATATTATCATATCCTACCCCGCCATTTTGGGGGCAGACTCTCCATATGCTAACACCATATAAAGGGAGTCAATTATCTGTATTTTCGGCTACTTGCGAACCTGTTCAGAATTAGTGTTTAATAAGCGATAATTAATTTTCACTCAAATACATTATTCCACCGGAAAATTATTCGGAAAAATAATGGAATTAGAAACTTCAAGGTTATGTTGCACAACCCTTGAGTTTCTAGAGGGTTTGGCATTATTCCATTATTCCACTCAAAATGGGGGGTCACTATCTCATAGAGAGAGAGGGCAAATCAAAGAGAGGGGGTAGGATTGTGTATGTATGGTATGGAATAATGGAATAATAGAATAATATTAATTTCTTAGGGGTTATGTTGCACAACCCCTAAGTTTCTTAATTTTTATTTCCGATTCCGGTTGGAAAATTGAGTGGAAACATTTTTTGCATCATATATTATATGGTATATCATATGAGTATTTTATGACTATACATATTTCTTATACGGTCAATTGAAAACAATCCAAAATAATGTGTTGATATTTTAGAATCAATAAATCACCTTCAACTAATCGCTCTCTAATAGTATCTTTCTTGGTGATAGTGGGACTTTGGGGTAACGAAGTGAAGAACGAGAACCCTAAAAAAATGGTGCGGGATGCCGAATCCGGATAAAACAACTAACTCCGGATTCGACACCCCTAATTCTTAATTTCACGACTCGTTTTTGTTGTATTCTCTAAACATTTGGTCGTGGAAACGGGAGAATCTGTTCAACTGCGCTGAATTCCAAACTCCGTTTACTCGAATTCTGCTATCACGCATATGCATTGTTGTGATAACTAGGCTTCTATTCTTCTTCAACTCTTTTGCCAAAAATCGTAAAACTTCTGGTTGGTAGTTTTTTGCGGCTTCACAAGCAGACATAGTGAGAGTCCCACTCCACTGCCCGTTCTCTAATTCAATTTCTATGCTTAATCCCATAAGAACCAATACTATGAATTACCCTATTTCATATAGGGTTGGCTACGCTAATCCTCAAAGTTACAACCATATGGTAAGTCTTTGAAACTTACCTTATGATAAAGTAATTGAATTGATATTAATATGACATGGACAAATATATCATGCAAGAACAACTGTGGAGAATCAATATCAATAGGTCACTATGGACTAGGTGATTGTGAAGATGAATATGCAGATTATGAAATCATCGCTACCTGTGGTGAATGTAATCGTGCAGAACAAGGTATTCCAAGCAGATACGAAGAGGAACAAACAAATGAGGATTCTATGACCAAATTCAAAATCAGAGTTATAAACGAAGGAATTGATAATGTGATTGATTATCGGATTGTGTATGAAAGCAATCTGTATGATGTAGTCCAATTTACTGTTAGTTTGTGGAAGGAACAATTACACCCTAGATATTTGGAGGCAATTTGGGGATTGTTGAAAACACTACCTAGTCATGGATTAATGGTGGTGGCCGAGTAAAATCGGCCATCACCTATTTTTTTTATGGTAATATCTGCGAAGCATCAAAAGATTCGCACATCTTACCATATGGTTGAGTCTTTTGAATAAACCCTAGATAAAGTATTGATGAATATAGTATTGTTCAGCAAGGGTTCGCTACCTTTGCTGGATAGTCAGTGGCAGAACAACGCTAGTAGCGGCGTAATGCACTTCTTAACCGTGTGGTGCGGGTTTCACCCATTATCGGAAGTCCTATTGGATAGTATGGTAGTGGTTCTTGAAGCGTATGTTCCCCAAAAGGGCATCAATCACCAATTGATGAATACATTAGAAGGTTGTGTGACCCTCAATTGAACAAGCAGTAAATTGAGTTACAAACTTAGTGGTGCAAGATAATCCACTCACCTTCCTAGAACCGGAAACGGTATCTTCTAGGCTGACACCCTTTAGAATTCAGCGAGAGAGTCGAAAACTAAGCCGGTGGCTATCTCTCTCGCTGGATTCGCCTAAATTTTTTTTATGGTTATCCATTAATTCAAAAGAACCATTACTCAACCATATGGTTTGAACTTTGTCAAACCTTACATATAGTCGTTTAATTTGTAACAACATGGAAACCAAAGTAAAGTGGGGAACAATAGTCCATCCGGACAATACGATTGAAAAGCGAGTGGTTAGTTATTTCGAGGATAAAGAAATAATGTTTCATGTATGGAAGAGGCGTAATGAAGGTTATCAGAATCCTAATACTTCACATACAATGAACATTAACGCATTAACGATTGCAACCGTATCATATGTGCAGTTTGAAGAATACCTAGAATATATGGGGGATGAGGAAGAATGACTTGTGATGCTTGCGGTAGTGCAAATACTGAATTAGAAGAGAGTTATGCAGGTAGTGTTTTCATTTGTTGTAACGACTGTGAATGGGTTATGTTGTATGATACTTATGTTAAGGATAATGAACCGGATAATTATGGAGATGATTAAATGAATAGAAGAAGTAAAATGAGAGCAGAAATTAGGGCTGGAGAAGTTTGGTGGGCAGGTTATGTCGCTAAAATGAATGAACGGAATAAAGATAAAGTTGCCATTGGGTGTGCTTTAAATCCGGATAAACCCTTGACTTCTAAAAGAAGATATGTATGATAGTCCAAAGAATGTGGTTTTATGCGTTCCCCACCGGACAAAATGTAACGAGACTATACGGTGGTATAGTCGCCTAAGCCTGAGCCTGAGATGGCGGCAACAGTTAGGATTCTGTATAAAAATCCATCTTTATTTTTTTAACAGATAAGGTAGCACAAAGTCGCTACCATATGGTTGTGTCATACTTTGGTAATACGCAGTATTTGACACAACCCTATTAAAAAAAATAGTGGGCGGAAGGGGAAACAGTGAGTGTCCTTTGGTTTTCTCACTGTTTCCCCTTTCCTACTCTTCCGCATTGACCTATGTTCAGATTCAATTGTAATTTTAACAGGTGTTACCGGATGCCCGTAGGAATCGTATGGGGCTTAAAGGGATTGAATCGGTATCAGACGGTTTCCTCCTCTTGGGATTCTTCCGTTGCTTCCTCGTTAGAGGAATCAGACTTCATAGGCGGAGTCATGCCTGTTAGTCCACTATCGCTCATTGTTCCATCCCAGCGACCATCTTTCAATGCCGCCTTTAGGACTCTTACAGCCTTTGTTGCCATATCAGAAGCCAATGCTTCAATGTTAGCGTATGCGCCACCTGTTTTACCATGTGGTAGCATTACTTCAAGTAGCAATTCAGCGTCAGAAATTGTGACAAAAGCATTTTGAATGCGATTGCTCACAGAATCCACAACGGCTTGAATTGCTGGGTCTAGCGTTGAGCCACGACCTTTCTTTATTGGCGAGTTTGGGAGGGTCTTGCATAATGCCCGAACTGCTTCCCAAAAACGATTTCTGTCTTCATCGGATGCGGCTGAATCGCCAGCATCTAGATTTACTGTTATTACTGCTCCCATAGCCCCTGCATCATTATGCTCAAGCCATGCTCTAATTTCGTTAGACTTTGTTATCCACTTTTCTTGTTCCATTCTTTTCATCTCCTGTATTGACTCCATCAATACCGACTCAATCCCTTTGAGCCACTACTATTCGATGTGCTACTATATGTAGGGTTGCTCAAAGATACAACCATATGGTAATAAATATTCATGTAATGAATACACTTTGGTTTTACTACCCTAAAATAAAAAAATAAGGCATAACCCGCATAGGCTGATTAATCATACAGATAATAAATATAAGAATCGGAATTATCAGTCCTATGCGGGTTATTTGGTGAATCTGGGGCTTGGGGATTAAAGCATCAATCATTCTTCCTCGTCAACCTCCTCAACGGGGAATGCTTGGGTTAATAGTCCTTGACGACTACCATCCCAAATTTTGTCTTTGTATCTCCTCTTGAGAGAATTAACTACTGTTTGTGACATATATGCAGAATACTCGTCAGCAGTGAATAAACCACCGCCACTCTTTCCATGCTTCAAAAGAAGCATATTCATGTCACCAATAGCAAAAAAATCACTAGCGGCTTGAGCGACTTCATCAGATATTGAATCTAAAACCGCTTGGACTTCATTAGGTAGTGTTGAACCACGACCTTTCTTAATAGGGCTATTTGGAAGTGTTTTACACAAGGCTCTAACTGCCTCCCAAAATCTATTCCTATCTTCATCTGTTTGTGCTTCATTACCGGCTTCAATATTAACTTGAATAACCTGTCCCATAGCACCTGCGTCATTTTCCTTTAACCATGCAATAATCATGGCAACTTTATCATTCCATTTTTCTATTTCCATTTTTAATCAACTCCTAAATGTGTTAGATTAATGCTTCAATCCCCGAAGCCACTACTATTCGACCTCGGACTTCATATAAGGTAGCCATTCGTTCCTCATTACCAAAGTTGCTACCATATGCTTTTAACATTAATTGGCTGATATTATTATTTATACAACCATATGGCTTTGTCCAAATTTTTTATTTTTTATATTAACATTAAAATGCCTGTATTTAACGGTTAATTAACCAATATTAACATTTGAAGGTTAATTATTTCGCCATTAAACCGGCATTATTATATGTTTTACAACCCTCGCCTAATCCGAGATATACATGACTAGTGCTGATGACATACAAAGCATGATACAAGGTATTAATCAACAAATAACAGAAATAGTTTCGGATATTAAATCAAATACAAGTAAAAAGAACATACAAACCACTGAAGATAACAAGGTTAAATTAAAAGAAATAGCAAAGAAACTTAAAGAGATTAAATCTAAATTAGCAGATGTTTATTCACCAAATACAAGACAAACTACATTAAATATTAAATGATTATATTAAATGATTAAGATTTTATTCTGGGAATACATTAATTAATAAAAAAAAGTTGACGCTAGTGCCAAAAAAATTCCGCCACATTTTTTGAAAAATCGTTTTTATTTTAAGCAATAAACAGGAAAAGGGTTATTATGACATGGGAAGATGAGATTAAAAAGAAAAGAGTTACTACAAAAGTATTTGGAGAAACTAAGAATGCAAATAAAAGCCATGTTCGTTCATTAGAAGGATATTTGAAGTTTTTGGAAAAGGCTGACTTTGATGATTTAGAGGATAGTATAAGGGATGCTGAAAAAGAATTATCAAGATATAAAAACACGATGTTTAAGGGATATGTGAATAATACTCTAAAATTACTTAATCAAACAACTGTTAGTCTTAAAAAATTAGAAACCGCTATGGATGATGATTATAGGAAAAGAAAGGCTGAATTAGAAAAATTATTAGAATTGAGAGGGGATTAATATGACTTGGAAAGATATATTAAAACAAAACATACCAACGCAGCGAGAACACGGATTTCCGGTAGTGGGGGATATTTATGTATATGACCCAAATATAGGAGATAGTGATAAGTATTGGCTAACATTTTATAGTAACGATTGGGATAATGGTCTTGAAGCACGAATGAGGGAAAATAGTAGTTTTAAAAGAAATGTTTTTGATAAACATCCTAATTCCCCTCTTGTAGCATTTTTCAATAAATATGCTAAGTTTAGAGAAGACCCATCTAGAATTGAAATGATTAAAGAACCAAACGCACAAGAAATAAAATCAGTAGCAGAAAGTATGGGTCTAGAAATCTATCTTAATGTTGAAAGTGATGGTTGGATGAATGACCCTGAAGATTGGTGATTATTATGACATGGAAAGATATACTAAAAGATGATATGAGAAGAATTAGAGATAAAGATAGAAGGCGTAATCCTAGAGAAAAGGATGAGGTTGATATTGAACCTAAACCCGAAAAGGAATTACCGCCTCCTTCTAAAAAACCATTTGACCCCTTTGCTCCCGATGCAGGTAAAAGAGCAAAAGAAATGAAGAGGCAAAGGAAAGAGAGAGCGAAAAGAGAAAAAGTTGATTCTATGATGGACACTGAACGGAGTAAAATGGGTAAATTAATCGCAGACCAAAAAGAAAGGTATCAAAAATTAAAAGACAGAAGGGCGGGGAAACTATGACATGGAAGGAAGTATTAAAATTAGACAGGGCTAAATTAAAGCGAAGGCGAAAAAAAGAATTAGAGTCAATAGATGAATTAACTCAACTTCCCGAAGAAGATAGAGCATATATGAGAAGGGCTTCATCGTCAGATATTGCTGCTGAAGAAATGTCTCATAGAGATGCGAGAAGGGAAAAAAGAAGAAGAACAGGTCTTTTAACGGATTATAGGCAGCCTTTCGGAACTCCAAGAAAAAATAGGCCACATAGAATGAAAGAAGAAGATAAGCCAAAACCAAGAAGAAGGGCAACCGAAGAAGAGTTAAGAGAATTAACTCGAAGAAATAAACCTCCTAAAATGGGGAGTAAAGGGTCAGGTTTTAGGGGGCATTGATATGACATGGAAAGATGAGATTAAAAAAAGCGATAGAAATTTCATATCTAATAGATTAGATGATAGCCAAAGGCAATTTATGGATGAATTATACAAAGAATTAGATGATGTAGTGGACACCATTAAGCAAGAATTTGATAATTACCCCGAATATGATAGAGATAAAATAGAGAAGGTTATCTTATCCACATTAAAAGAAAGGATTAGAGGCGTTAAAACCAATCTAAAATATTCACAAAAATTACTATTTGATGTAACCTATCAGAATAGAGACAAAGGCCAAATATACTACGGTGATTAATATGACAAGATGCACATTACTAGATACTTGGTTTGATGCTAAGTCTAAAGAATTAGATAAAGCAGAAAAAGAACTCAAAAAAGATTTAATCGCAGGTGGTAAGAAATGAGTTGGGAAGACATAATAAAAAGAAGAAAGATTTCTGATAATGAAAGAAACATAGACCCTAAATCGTTTAGAGAATATGGCATGAGTCCTTCTTATGAAGAACCAACATCAGCAAGGGATGACTATTCCACAAGGTCGCCCGAACTACAAACAGGGGCGCATACCTATCAACAAGGAATAGAAAAAATAGGCAGGTTGTTTATGAAAGGTAAAATTGATTCCAAAAGATATGAACAATTGCGTGATGAATTAAGAGAAATATTTGGGATGGATGATTAGTATGACATGGGAAGATGTAATTAAAGTTGGAAGTCAAACATTCGACTATCGTGAAAGAGCCGGACAACAAATGGTTGAGGATAGAAAAAAACAAGAGTTGGAAAAACTAAGGCGTAAAACCCAAAAAGAACTTTACCAAATGTTGCGAGAAGTGGATGAAAAGCAAAAGTTGATTGAGCAAAAGAAGAAAATACTAGAGGCAAAAGAAGTAGCAGATTTAGATGCTTTAGGTATTTCTCTAGGCGATTAGGTGAAAAAAATGTCATGGAAAAATATTATCAAAAAAGACAATATGTTGACTGATGTTGCTAATGCAACAGAACTAACCGCTATTTATCTTGGAGATGAACTCAATTATGATTATGATGGTAAATTTGCAGGTATGGGTTTTAGACGACACGCATTGGATTTAATCGCTGATGCTATGAGAGAAGGTAAATCAGATAAAGAAATTAGAGAAATGTTAAATGATGAAATACCGGATAGATTAGAAAGGGATGAAAGATTCACAAAAAGACTTGAATTACATGGATTCAATTTCAAAGATATTGATTTCCCAGAAGCAATAGAAGATGCTTTAGACCCCGAAATAGAATATTTATCGCATTTGAGAGATGATTAAAATGAGTTGGTTTGATATTGTAAAAAAGGATTATGAATCCATAACAGAAGAAATATTAGAAGCAGGGGAGCATTTAGAAAAGTTGAGAAATGAAACTGAAAGTATCAGTCTTAAATTAGGTTTGATGACAAGAGGAAGAACTTATAATATGTTATCAGATGAAGAAAAGAATGAATGGAGTAAGTTAACTGCTAAATTAAAAAACACTTCTAAAGAATTTCAAAAAACTGCTAGGCTTGCTTTAGAGTTAGTCGAAAGAGCGCAAATGTTTGCTGGAAACCCTGATGATAGCGTTAAATTTATTGATGAAAATATTTGAGGGGAAACAATGTCTTGGCAAACCATTCTGAAAAAGGAAATTACTAGTTTTTCAGGAATGGCTAGATTAACAGATGTATTAGAAGACCACGAAGAAATACAGAATTCGCTAAGTTATATCAGTAGGAAATTAAGAGACATATATTTTTCTAAGGATAATAAAGCCGGAGATACAGAAATTAATAAAACAATTAATGAATTATTAGGTGCTATAAACGATTTGAAAACTACTATTCAAATGATGGATGATTCATACCAAGAAGAACAGGGAATGGCTTGGGGAATGTTACAGGAGGACAATGAATGAATTGGTTTAACATTCTCAAAATGATGACTCCTAGAGAGTTTCTAGAAGCATTAGGTTTAGAAGGTGACATTAAAGGCGGTGTCGGCAAAGGCGGAACTAATATGTCTTTGCACCATGATACAGGATATGTCAAGGTTCGTCAAAAAGGCGGAGGTAAATACTTCGTTACTGTTGACGGTAAAAAAACTCTTGAAGCATATAGTCTAGGTGAATTATTACAACAGGTAATGTCAGAAATTAAAAAGCAAGAATCTTCTTATACCGATGTTCTCCTAAGAGAAGCAGGGGCGGTTAGCACTGCCACACCCAACATAATAAATTTAAGATATTCACACAAAAAGAAGGAGGAAGATGAAGATGCCGAGTAAGAAGAAAGCACGAACAAGTGATGGTTTCGGCAATACCGTTGATAGTCCTACATTAGATTTTATTGCTGATTATATTGCATGGGAAACTAAATGTAAAGGGATTAGCGATAAAGATATTCAATCAGAAGGAAGAAAAACAAAACAAGGAAAAAAAGCAGTTCCTAATACTTTATTTGGTCAATTAGAACAACATGTTACTTCTGCGTATAGGCGGCCTAATTCTCGTAATAAAGGAGATAAAGGAGTATTTGAAGTTTTGAAAGATATTGCTAAGGCTATTAAAGGAAAGAAGGTTTTAACAAAAGACAATCTTGAAGACTTGGAAAAAATACAAGATAAATTAGCAATTTTCGAACAACCTAAAAGTAAATTAAATCCTAGAAATATTCTTTTCCATACTCCTACTTCATTTGATGAAGTTAAAAGAGGAGGAAAAAAGGTTGTTGTTGCAAGCGATGACGAAGAACCTATTTATGGTCATTATGTTGATAAATACTTTGTTGCTAAATATCCAGAAAAGGGATATAAAGTTAAAGATGGCTGGCATAGTAAAACGATGAATACGGCAAATCCTCCATTAGCACAGGCATTATTTGGTGGTGGAGATTTAGGAATTGAGAAAGGTCTTATTGATATTGTTGATGGTGCTATTGAAGAGTTGAAAAAAGAAAGTATTGACCTATACACTATTGGAGTCAGAAGGGCAGGTGCGTTGGCATTGATGGGAGGAATTAGAAAATGGGTAACTAATAATATAAAGAACCCTAGATTCTATCCGGAGAATAGTGGTAAAATAAATCTTGGAGCAATAGCAAATGCACTAAAAGCAGAAACATTCACAGTTGCTAGTGAGAAAGAACAAAAATTACTTATCTATGCTGCTACAAATAAAAAGATGGAATTTGCTCAAGATATTAAAGAATACAGAATAGGTCAAATAAGCAATCAAGTTATGGGAACTCTCATTAAAGAAGTAATCGCAAGAGGTCGCCAAGAAAACATTAAAGTTAGAAATGGTTACTATTTGAGATTAAGAGGATTGTCAGACCCTCCTTCTGATACATGGAAGGATATTAAAAAATCATGGCAAGACATTTTGAGGTGGTAAAATGATAACCCGCAAACGATGTTCTGTTTGTCAACATGACGATAGAGAAGAAATTGAAGCCGCATTAGAAGGTGGATTTACTTCTTGTGATGATATGGATAAAAGATATAATTGGCGAAGCGGTTCATCAGCCCAACACATGAGAAATCACATGGGGGATTATACCAACAGTAGTAATCCAAAATGTAAATTATGCACAGACCCAATGAGGAAGCATTACGAACAGGCACTTTCAGAAGGTAATATTACCGTTGAGGGAGTTTCACAGGCTCTTGAAGTTACTAAAGAGCAGGTGCAAAGACACATGAAGCACCACTTAGCCCCATTGGTGCAGCAATCTGCTGCCACAATGATAGCAAAAAAGGAAGTAAATGAAATTGATTTGCTAAGTGCTAACATACAAAGATTAGATTCTAAGTTAGATGAGTTGTTCAGAAATACAGAACTAGAACCAAGAGAGATAGATAGTTTGACTAAACTTGCAAAAGAAGTTAGAGAGTCTTTGAGGTATCTTTTAGAATTCAAAGGCAAACTTGTTCATAAGAGACAAGATACTATTATTGTCGCACAAATGCAGATTGTTCAAGAAGTGCTTGCACAAAACAATCCTGAGATTTGGCTTGAAATTAAAAAGAAAATGCAGGAGAAATTACAATGAGTTGGAAAGAAATAGTAAAAGCACCTACACCGAACTATCAAAAGAGAGGATTTATGAGAAGAGGCGGGGCAAAGTATAGTGTAATTGATGGTAGTTTAATGGAAGAGATAGTTAAAGGATTAGGACTACCTGAAAAAGACGAAGATGGGGATAAGATTCAATATGAAGAAGATTATGATTATTTAGACTTAGATATTTCCGCAGATATTGATTCCTTTGACATTACTATCACAGTTAAACCTAAAGGAAAAATTAGTATTTATAATTCCGAAGATACTATCGCTCCGGTATATACTTTCAAGGAAGATGAAATAATCATGGAAGATTTTAGCGTTGATATTCCGGTAGGTGAAAAAGTGACTCTAGATTTTGAAATTGTGGATTTTCATGATGGGAAATTGTATTTAGAATTGACGAGAGAATAATACAAGAGGGATTACAATGAGTTGGAAAAGCATTATCAAACAGGATTGGAAAGATACGGCAAGGGGCGACCTAGATGCTGATGAATCCTTAATTGCTTTTCAACAATCATTATTTTACATGGAAAAGGTATTAGAAGAATTGAAAAAACCTAATCCTAATATTCCGCAATTGATAGAGTTTATCGAATATAATATTCAAACTATAAAGGAGGAATTAAAATGAGAGAACACCCGAATATTGCTAGAATGAAAAGAGTTAGAGCGAGAAGAAAACATAAGGAAAATCTTCCTAACCTTATTGAAGAATATAAAGGAATAATAGAAATGGTAAGGGAAATGAGAAAACAACCCCAATACGCTGATAAAAAAGAAAATCTGAATAGAGTCCTAGATACTTTTTCAGAAGGTCTTAAAAAACTAAAAAAGGAATTACAATGAGGTGGCCTAAATGAAAGCCTTCCCTGCTGATTTTCTTAGTCTGTTTCAAATGCTTTCAGACGATACAACGGCAGAAATTTTGTTTAATATTAAAAGCGACCCTAAAAGCAAAACATCAATTACTAATCCTAACTTTGATGAAATGGTAAATCATTTCAAAGAACAAGAAATTGATATAAGTTCTGTTTATGATTTTATGGAAGAAAAAAATCTTGTTACAAATCTTCTTCGCAATAAAACAAAACAAGAAAAAATAGAAATAAGGCAAAATATTGCTAAGAATTTAGAAAAACTTATTGAAGGTTTAGGTCAGAGAAAATCTAGAGATAAGACACTAAGACTTCTAAATGGAATTTTAGCAGATGATTCCCAATCTAAGGCTAATATTGTTGCCTTGAATGTTTTTCTAAAGGATTCGACTGATAATAAATTAAAATTAATGAAGAAAAGATACTTAAATCCTGAAAATAGAGCAAAATTAATAGAAGTTATTGAGAAAAAAGAGTCTAAAAAGAGAAATTTTACTCCAAAAGACTTCTATAACGAGAAATTAATCAATTTGACTAGAGTTTTAATTGAAATTCGTGCCGCTTCAAGTGAAATTAATGAAAAGACATTGGATGATGAGGCTAAAAAGTCTAATTGGGAGACTGAAATGAGTGGAAATTTAGTGATTTTAAGAAAAATAGTTAAATTTCAACGAAAAGTAACACAAAAAGACATTAAAAAACTTATTAGTGACCAATTGCCATCATTATTTTCTCTAGCATCCACTGAAGATGTTAAAATGCGTAGTATTTCCCCTGATTTAAGAAGATTATTGTATGAAACTGACTCATCTTTTGTAAATATAGGCGGTTCTTCAAGAATAAAGGCATTAGCAACTAAATTGTTAGAAAGTTTCGGCACTATTGATAGTGAAGAAATAGAAAATTGGTTCAAATTGGTGATGGAAGGTGCAAAAACCGGAGATTCTAGAGATACTAATTTTATGAAAGAAATTACTAATTTTAAGATTAATGGTAAGTCTATGTATGGGAGAATTTTAAGTGGAAAAGAGAATTCTAGCAAACATACGCCTTCCTTTTACATTCGCAAACTGTTAGAGTTACCAATAGACAGTAATTTGTTTGAAAGAGTTATGAAAGAAATGTCTTCTGAAACAATTTTAACTAGAAATGATTTATTAGCGTGGAAAAAGCAATCGGCAAAAACAAAAAAACAAAAACAGGCTATTGAATTAGATGCTAAAAAAGCACCGGACACGGAAGAAAGACAGGCATTTGAACAAGAGTATCGTGAAGCACTTGTCAATTCAGCCGCAGTAATTTTTATAGAATACTTGATAGAAGAAGAAGGTTTGAATGCTAAGGAAGGAGTGGACTACACAATAATTAATCCTAAACAGGCTAAAGAATCCCAAAAGGCTATTTTTACTGAAACAAAATTGGGTGAAAAGGTTCAAGAGGAATTAAACACTCTTCTCGGTATTCCCTCGGAAGGCCAAACGAAAGAAGAAGCCGAAGAAGAAGCCGAAGATGCTCAAGAAGAATATAAGGAATGGTTGAAAGAAAACAAATACTCTTTCGATACTTCTTTTTACAGAAGAAGAAAATTAACGATTAAATTAAATGAAGAACAGAAGTTTTTACAAGGTGAATCAGAAGTCGTGAAAACCATATACAGTATATTGGCTACTTCTAAAGAAGATGAAGATAAATTGAGGAATCATTTCCAAGACATAAAACTAAAAGATGCACTGAATACAAAGGGCAATAGCATCAAAGAAGCCCTGTCTGTATTTTACCATATCTGCAATTCCATGTCGGGTTCTCTTATCACCGAAGCGCAGAAAATAGACAAAGAAGCGAAGAAAGGTTTAACAGTGGAAAACGAGTCCTTGCTACAAGCAGTTAGGGACTTCGCAACCAAGATGCAAACAAACTTGCAATTATTTAAGAATAATTTCGAAGAAGCACTAAAAAATACATTAGATGATATTGCAGAAAAACCTATTAATTATCCTACTATTTACGATTCACCTAAATATACTGCTAAATTAGTTAGTTATGCATTAATGAAGAGGCGAGAACTATGACAGAAACTTTGAAAGAATATTTGAAGGCTAATGTTGTTTCAACAATTCTAAATGCTGCTGAAAAAGAATTTAGAAGAATTGTTCGTGGTAGTGGAAAAACTGCAAAGAAGCAAGCCGCAGAAAGAATAGATGAAGATATTAAAACTAAGATTAGAACATATAAGAAATCTATTAGTGAAGAGTATAAGAATAAAAATGGTGAAACTCCTTCTTTGAAACAAAGAAGAGAAATCATGTCAAAAATGAGACAGGAAGTTAAAGAGTATCTAATGGAATTAGAAACAAAAGATGCCGCAAAAGAAAGAGGGGCTAGTTCAAAAACAATCAACCTTCAAGAACATTTGAGAGATACCATTGGTGATATTCTTGAAGATTTGAAATTTGTAAGATATGATGGTTCTAAATTAACTGTTCAAGATATTTTATCAAATCAATTTTCTGCCGACCTTCTTTCAATAGGAGATGGGAAAAAGGTTGATGTTAATGATTTAGAATCAGACTTCAAAACATATGTTTTCATTGAAGGTATGCCAATACCTGACACAATTAGAAATAACATTAATGCTATGGCTGATAGACTTAGAATGCTATCCAAAAGAGGAACTACTAGATTTAAGATTCATAGACATGAAATTCATTTGAAGAAGATTTTTGGCAGCGATACGCAGCGAGCGAGAGATGCAAAGACAAGAAGGGCTACATACAAATTTTGGAAAAGCGTAGCAAAAGACCAAGATATGATGATTGATAAATTAGAAGAGTTGGTCGAATTATTGAAAGAAGGAAATCCTGAGTTAGATAAAGCAGATAAAGATGTTAGAAAGTTTATTGAATTTATGGCGGGTTCAGACGAACCGGATTTAGAATATGTTTTTCCTTTCGAGAGTAAGCAAATAGGATTTTCTGACATTAAGGCTAGGTCATATGAATTCCTAATGAAATTTATAAAAATATTCAATTATGATGTGAAGTTTTTAGGACAAGAAATAAAAGACGAAGATAAGCAATTCGGTGATGATGATGATGATGCGGGAGAAGAAGGAAAGGATTCATTGGTAACGCAAGAAGATGAAGGAACTCAAACTGAAACCGCAATTGACCCCCAAAGCAAAAGAGCAGATAGAGCAGATAGGTTATCAATACAGGATAAATCATTAAGAGATGTTTTTGATGTTAGCGAGGTAAAAGAATTAATAGAACACGCAGAAAAGATGGCGTATGACCCTCTAGGAATTCTAGTAGTAAAGGATGATTTAGATGGACTAATGGCTTTGAGGGGAGAACAAAGTGAAATTATAGATTACCTAAAGGAAAAGAGAACTCTTCTAGACATTAGCGAAGATGATGAAGAAGCCCTTTTCGAGACATTCTTAGATGAATTAGAAACAATAGAAAGTTTAGCGAAGGGAGAAAAGACATTTCACCTGCCTATTTTTGCGGCTAATAACGAAGTAATGAGGATTCACTATACTGAATTGAAAAGCAAAGCAGGTAAGGTATCATCAGACATTGATAGATTTTTAGAATTGTTTGCTAACTTGCTTCAAGAGGAAAAGGGAACGCAACCGATAAGCATAGGTCTTGATATGATGGGTGCTGGAACTACTACTCCATCAAAGTTTGATGAAGGAGGAAGAATCCGTGACCCTACAAAAATTCAATATTTCAAATATTACAGAAATGTTGCTGGAAGGACAGGTTCTCCTAGACAAAACTTTACAACATTGAAGAAAAAGAACAAAGAAGTAAATAGAAAAATAAATGAATTGGTTGACTTAATGGCAAAGGTTTTCATTACTCCGCAACAATCGCATTTAGATGCCGGAATTAAATTACCATTCAAAGGAAACTATGCTATGCGATATATTGCCGCAACTAAAAAATTAGACCCTAAATTCAAAATATTCCAAGCCATCAATAAAAAGTTCTTAACCACAAAAGAGGCATTTGTTGATGAAGAAGATATTCCTAGATTAACCGCTTTTCCTAATCTTTTAACACAGGGAGATGCCCTACAAAACTTCAATGATATAAAAAGCGAAGCAGTTAGGTTTTCTAAAGCATTATACAAAACTGCTAGAAGCATAGACCCTAAAGATAAGAAATTGAATAATGAAATGAAAGAAAGCATTCAAAGAGATGTAGCAGCAATATTAGGTTCTATTAAAAGTATTTCAGGAAGAACAGAAGAGACATTTATGAACAGTGAATGGGGAAATAATATCGGCATTATGGATTCTTATAGAAAATCTAAAAAAGATAGTTTTGAAGACATTACTGTTCTAAAAACAATTATTGATTTATTAGAGAGTAAGCATGGAGAGAACGCCATTCCTGATGAAAACCAAAGAAAGAAACTTTTAGAAGATTTGAAAGAAATTAAGAAGAGTGAAATAATAACAAAGATTCTATCTGTCCACGATGCTATAAGACTAATTAAAAATCAACCTGTATTTTATTCTAGAAAAAGAATTGACAATATAGAACATATGGAAGAAATGATTAACAAAATGGAAAAGGAATATAATTTAGATATTAGCGCAAGTGAAATGTCTAGCATAGTTAATGATATAGATTCTTTTGACTCAATCAGTAAATCTTATGGAATAAGCACTGAACATATTTATGTTATTAAAGCAAACTTTAGGTGATTTATTTGACTAAACGCTTTAAATACACTATTAGCGATAGAAGTTTTAGTGAAAGCGAGACAAAGAAAATATTTGCTGATGCTGGAATTGATTGGCAAACAAGAGCAGAAAGATACAAACAACTAAAGAACACTATATTTGAAGAAGTGGATGGTGAATGGTGGATTGCATATTTTGAAGGAAAACCTGTTGGTTCATATGGGATAGGAAGATTCGAGGGAGTGTATTTATCTTTAGGAGCAGTGAGTTACAAAAAAGGTGCAGGTAGTTTCGTTACAAAATATGTTGTGGACAAACATGGTGATAGGCCGATTTTAGCAAATGGCGCAAGTAAGCAAGGAGTAAAACTATTGAATAAATTAAAATTCAAACCAATAGAAGTGAAGAATGGATTAATTCAAGGTAATGAAGATGTGCCAACAGAAGTAAAATCTGCTTTAGAAGCCGCTAAAGATAGAGGCGGAACAATAGTCAGAAAAATATATTTGAAAAATTCAGACACATGGTTTGTTTTATTGAAAGTTTGGAATCCTTTAAGCAAATATCCTCCTGTAACACAAGCAAGAAATGAAAGCACTTTAAGAAATATGCAAATGGAAATATTAAATGAGTATGACCGAATGTTCAAAGAAATTGTTTCTCATCCATTCACTCACGCTAAACAAAAGGCTCTTGCTGCTTATTATCAACAATTACTTAGATACCAATTACATAAAAAGGCTCAGAAATTAAAACAAAAGGTTGAGAGTTTAGGAGGCAGTATTGAATGACAGAATTAGAACCTTTTAATTTTGAACATCAGATGGATATGGAGTTATCCAAAAACTCTTTTCCATACTTCTTTCAGAATGTATTAGGTTTTGACTTTCCTTCTTATATTAGTGAATGGCATGACCTAATGAATGAAACTCAAAGAACAGTTATTATTTGTAGTCGTGACCACGGAAAATCTGTATTTATGCACAGTTGGGTTGTTTGGAAATTAATTTTCGAAGAGCCACCATATCAAATGCTTTACATTTCATCTAACCAAAAACAGACATTGGTTCACATGAGAGATATTGACAAGATGTTTAACCATCCCATGTTAAAGAAATACAAACCTGCTAGGGGATGGGCTATTGGAAACATTACACTAACTAATGGTAATCAAATCTTAGAGCGTTCAGTAGGTTCACAGATTCGTGGATTGCACCCTCAAGAAATAGTAATTGACGACCCTTTGAAAGAGTTTAGTATGACAGGTATTCAGAAGGTTACAGATTGGTTTTATGGTGATATGATTCCGACACTTCACCACACCGCTTCTCTAAGAGTAATTGGAACTCCATTTAGTTATACAGATATTTACCAACAGTTATCAGAAAACGATGCTTACACTGTTAGAACATACCCATGTCTTAATTCTTTGAATGAACCGTTATGGCCGGAGAGATGGAATTATGATGCGTTAATGGCGAGAAAGGCGGAAGTAGGTTCGCTTATGTTCACAAGAGAATATATGTGTGTGCCTATTTCAACAGGAACTTCTCTATTCAATCCGGATTATTTAGAGAAAGCCAAGAACAAAGATTATGTTTTGAAGCCTCAAAGACGAGAGGGATTCAAGTATTATGTTGGAGTTGACCCTGCTATTTCAACAGATGGAGACTACAATGTAATTACTGTATTAGAAGTTGATGAACATGACAATAAGACAATAGTATTTGTTGACCGTTCAAAGAATGTTGAGTTTAGAGAGAACATAGAAAAGGTTCGTCTAATAGGAAAAATGTTCCATCCCGAAGTAGTCCTCTTTGAAACAAACACCTTTGCTAAATCATTTACACAGGAGTTAAGGAATGTGTCTGATTTGAATGTGCATGATTTCAATACCACTAGAAAACGAAAGGAAGAAATTATTCTTAGCCTTCAAATGAATTTTGAAAACGAGAAGATTCGACTACCTTATGGTAATGAAGAAAGCCGAAGAGTTACTATGACACTGATAGAAGAATTGTCAATGTTTGCTATTACTGATAAAGGAAAGTTTGAGGGTATTGGAGCGCATGACGATATGGTGATGAGTCTAGCATTAGCAAATGCCGCAACACATACTATGAGTGAAACATTCATACTGCTGGATGACTTGGGCTTATTTGAGCCGGTTAAAACTAACAAGTATGCGAAGACTAACGGCTTTTTGGGAATGAACTTCTGAGGTGAATTAAATGGTATCAGCAGATGAATACGATGAAGCCGCAGAAAGAATGAAGCGTCTTGCTGAATTAGAGCGTGAAAAGGAAGAAGAAGTCACTCAAGTTGAAAGTGATTTGAATATTAAATTGACAGGCGTTTCTGATTATGTCATGTCAGATTATGAAGCGGTAACTACTCTTTCAAAGAATCTTAACATAAATGCCACTGATGCTAGAAAAAGGTTATCCACCTTCCCGTCTGAATATGTTGTTGATGGACAAAACATTCCAGATTTAGTTAGAAAGATGCGTAAAGCAAGAAGGAAATTAAAAGGCGATTCTAGAATTAGAATGTCTGAAGCAATTGATACCGTTATTGATGGTTATGCAGACCACATCAATAAATGCATTGATTCTATTTATTGGATTAAACCCTACAAAGTTCCGCTATTAAAGATGAGATTCAACGAAAAAGATTTATCTAAATTAAATAAAATTTCAGAAGTTAAAGAGAGAAGAGTTGTTGTTGACTCTCTTTGTAAATTATGGGAAATTGATTTGAAAAAGGAAGGAATGGCTTTTAGTCCTGAATATGCTAAATTAGAGAAAGAATCTAGATTAGCAAAGAAAGAGTTTAGAGAAGAATTAAAAAAGGTTAGTGACCAATCTTTAGTTAAATCAAAGAAAGAAAGAACATTAGACTTTATTATGAAAGCAATATGTGAAAATCCGGGAATTGGGCTATTAAGCATACATGATAAAATGCCGAATCAATTACACAAAATGAATTCATCAAACACTATTTCTAAGATGATTAAAAAATTAGAAGTAGGTCATTATGATGGGTCATATTACAAATTACCTAGTGAATTAAAGAAAAATGTATGGGCTTATACTGCCGCATTTATTGATTCAGACGGCTACATTACTATGGATAGAAACCATAATCCAAGAGTAGGGTTAGTGGCAACAGGAGAGAGAGGCAAGGTGTTTATGAATGAAATGCACAAGTCTATTGGTTTTGGTAAATTACACTTAGACCAAAAATCCCCACAAGATACAAGACCTGTAAATCGCCTTAACTTTTATTCGCAAGATGATGTGTATAACCTATTGACAAAGTGCTTGCCACACTTTAGAATGAAGAAGGGTAATGCTGAATTGTTGCTAGAATTAATCCGCATGAAGAAGTCATACAAGAAGGCTGATTGGTATAAGGGCAGGTGTGAAGAAATATTCAAACTGATGAAGTGGGAGAACCACAAAGACCATGTTGGGTTTGACTTTTCCAAAGAGGGAATATATGTTGATGATATTTCTAAATTACAAGGCAATTGTAAAATGAGCCTTATGGATGAGTTAGAAGGCATCGGAGGAATTATTGCTAAACAACAAGTAAAGACATTTGTAATTACAGAAGTTGATTGGGATGATGCAGAATATATCGAAGGTGAATCTGTTAGATTAGATGAAAGCGATTTACCAACATACATGGCCGTTCCTATTGCTGATTTGGGCTTTCCCGATGATTGGGCTATGACACAAGAATACATAGATGATGCAATAAATAACTTTTTAGAAGATGAAACAGGTTACACTGCTAAAGGGTTTATGTGGCACTATGTTGATGAGAATGGTAAAGTAATGCAACCGGAAGATTTTCCAGAATATGAGGAGGAATAATTATGACTTGGGAAGAAGTTTTGAAAAAGAAAAAGAAAAAGTCAACTGTTAATCAAGCAGGTAATTATACTAAACCTGCTATGCGTAAGAGAATATTTCAACGAATAAAAGCGGGAACTAAGGGTGGTGCGGCTGGTCAATGGTCTGCAAGAAAAGCACAAATGTTAGCACAAGCGTATAAACGGGCGGGTGGTGGCTATCGGGATTAATTGGCGTAGTATATTGAAAAGGGAAGAAAAACCTAGAGTAAGGACTCTATCAAACGGGAAAAAATATTTATTTATATCAGAAGGAAGGGCATATCGCTTTATAAAATATCATCCTATTTTGGGAGATAGAACAGGAAGAAAGCAAAAAGGTGCTATGATTAAACCATTAAGTTTGGAGGAAATTAGAAATGATATTTCAAAAGCCAAAGCAAAAGTCCAAGAGGATTTAGACGAATGGACTGATGAAGAATGGGGAAGTCAAAAACAACACAAAGCGAGAGCAAGAGGCGAAACTCCCCCTCCTAAATCAACAGGGAGATTTATGCCTAAGAAAAAGTTTCAAAGCACTTCACAATCAACATTAAATTACCAAGATAAAAAGAAAAGAGAAGGAACTAAAAGAGGTAAGCAACACATACCAACAGGAAAGAAGTTTAGTCAGAAGTGATAATATGAAATGGAAAGATATACTAAAAGAAGAGACAGATTGGACAAATCCTTCTAATTGGACTGTTCCTCATATGAAAGTGGACTATGATAAACTTCCTTATGGTAGTATTAGGGGCAATATGGTTAAGGATGGTAAAATTAGTTGGAAGTATTTTACAGACAATTATCCAAGTGATAAACTAAAAAGGTTCGAAGAAAGAACTATCAAAAGAATACAGAATGATGATAACTTCAAACCTACTCCAAAATGGATAGAGTTTCATGAAGGTCTTCTTGCTCAATATATGAACGAAGCGATTGAACAAGATTGGAAAGGCTCAAAAAGATACAGTCCTAAGAGTAACAGAAAAAGAGAAAGAGGAATGAATCTAGGTGATTTTTTAGGTGATTAAGTGGGTTGGCGAAAAGTTCTAAAAAAAGACCCCAAGAAAGGAACGGGTAAAAAACCAAAAGGTTCTGATAGAAGATTATACACTGATGAAAACCCGAAAGACACTGTTCCCGTTAAGTTTAAGACCGCAAGCGATGTGAGAGAAACATTCAATAGTTCGGCATTCAAGAACAAGCCACATAAAAGACAATCACAAATAATTAATTTAGTTGAACAAAGAGCAAGAGTAGCGGCTAAAAGAGCAAAAAATCCAGAAACAAAAAAGAGATTAAATGCTGCACACAAAGTCGCTTTAGCAAGAAAAGAATCTAGTAAAGAAAAAACAAAGAGGATGAGAGCATGAGTTGGAAAGATATTCTAAAAGCAGAAAAAGCACACTGCGGTTCAGAAAAATTAGATGATGAAGATAAACCTACCTTTGAAAAATTAACAGGTAGGCAAAAAGAAATTGACGCTAATAATGATGGTGAAATTAGCGGAGAGGATTTCAAATTACTTAGAGATAAAAAGGTCGCTAAGAAAATGAAATCTGATTCTCAAATAGAAAGAGAAATACTTGCAGAAATTAAAAAAGAAGGCGGAGCATTAGGAATGAAAAACCTAAGAGGAATTGCACCTAGAAAAGAATTACTAAGAATATTGGGTGCTATGCAAAGAAAGAAAGTAATATACCGACACAGTGACGGAGATATTTACACACACAAACCAAGTCGAGGGAGAGGATTTACTGCATGAGTTGGGAAAATGTAATTAAAAGAGGAAAAAGTTACCGCCGAAGGAAATTTATTGAAAGGCACAATAAGCCCATTAACAGGCTATTGAGCGAGTTAGAAAAAAGGTATGAAGATGTTCATTCTGAGTTGATTGCATCTTCAACAAGCACAACGAGAGATATATACGGTTTTGATAAACAAATGAAAATGGTTAAGGAATTGCAAGATGTTCTTATAGAAATAAAAAAAGAAATAGAAGAACAAAAAAGCAAAATAAAAACATTACCTGCTGATGAAGTAAAAGGCAAAGGAAAAGGACAAAAGAGGGAAATTATATGAGTTGGGAAATTATCCTCAAACAATTAACTTGCCCTGCGGCAACTAAGAATCTTAAATTAAACACTAAGAATAGAAATGCTGCCATTAAAGACGAAGATATTCGATATGGGCCACTTAATTTAGATGATGAAAAATATTGGGAAGATGTTGCGGAGCATTGGAATACATCAGTTAAAGTAGCCAAAAAATCAAAGTGTTCTAATTGTATTGCTTTTGATATTAGTCCAAGAATGAAAGATTGTATGCCAATTGAAGATGTAAAAGGCGGATTAGGTTATTGTTGGATGCACGATTTCAAATGCCATGAAGATAGGACTTGTTATACATGGGCTAAAGGTGGCCCGATTACAAAGGATGAGAAATCCAAAAAGAATCAAATGAAGAGGGAAAAACAATGACTAGTTCTAGAATAAAAAATTTGCGACAGAGTTTTGAGTTAGGAAATTTACCCGATAAAGCGGTTTTAGAATTTGAAAAAGAAATTAATAACAGAATGAACATCAAATCGGAACAACAAATTATTAATGAATTAAAAAGAAAATATAGGGCTTTTTCAACTTCTGGAAGTGATTTTGACAGAAGTAGGAATGTGCCTGAAGCGATGCTAAAATGGCAAGAAATTTTGAAAAAGAAGCCGTTCAAGGGTTATAATAAAAAGATTCATGCAAGAACAGGTGGACTAAGTGCTAAAGGTCGTGCTAAGTTTAAGCGTGAACAAGGCTCTAATCTAAAAGCCCCTGTTACTACTAAACCAAGTAAATTGAAGCGTGGTAGTAAAGCATGGAAAAGGCGCAAGAACTTCTGTTCAAGGTCAAGAGGATTTAAGCGTGATGATGGGACATACAGTGAAAAAGCAAAGGCCGCTAGAAGAAGGTGGAATTGTTAATGTGGGAAGATTTGCTAAAGGCTAATTTTGTTGTTAAAACAAATTACCCCGAAGCGGATTTTTGGCTACAAAAAAGAGGTTCTGAACAGAATGTCGGAAAACCCATGAGAAAATTTAGTGAGGTTCAAGGTAAATACAACATAGGAATTAAAGTTCCCGAAGGAATGAATAAAGAATATGTGTATGCACAATTAGCCGCTTTGTTCAGAAAGGGATATTGGAAAAGACATTCTTATGGAACTTTAAATTTGCAACATATTAGAACAGATGATGTAAAGAAGATTTTAGAATCGTTTGAAGATAAAGCAGACTACAAAGATACTACATCAGATAAAATAGAAAAGATATATGATAAATGGTTGAGGGATTCTAAATTAGTCAGTGAGTTATTAATGTCAAGTAACTCTCTAATTAGAGAGGGTCGAGAAATTAAAAGGTTCTTACAAAAAATGGAGGACATGAGATGAAATACAAAGACTACCAATGGTGTGGTCGTTGTTATTGTGAACGGAATGATAGGCCATACGGTTTCTGTGAATCATGTTGGATAAAGCATGGTCGCCCCAAACACATGAAAGCATCTATAAGAGAGTCCAAATCTAATGAAAACTAGGGGTGTAATTTATGGCTGATGGCAAGAGGCGATTTTCGTTTAGGCAATTATTTAGGCGTTCCACTCCTAAACCTGCTGATAGGCAGATATTCAACATGGGTATTCAAGAAAGACAGAATAACTACATGATGACTGCGCCTATCATTTATTCTATGGTTCAGCAATCAGTTATTGTTAGAACCTGTATTACTCAATTAAAACAAGAAGTGTATAGAAGAGGATATGTTTGGGAAAAGGCATACGATTCTATATGCAAAAGTTGTGGTAAAAAACACAACAGACCTGTAACTCAATGCTCAAGATGTGGTTCAGAAGATTTGAAGATGCCCGATGTAAAGCAATTAGAATATGCTGAAAAGTTCCTAGAAGGATATGTTAACCCATCAGAACAATTATTCATAGATGTATTGAAAGAATTAGAAGACGATTTGAATACTATGGATGATGCATATATTGTTCTTGTCAAAGAATACTTTATTGACGGTAATGGTAAAATTAGAATGCACCGTATCAAAGAAATATTTAGAGGCGACCCTGTAACCATGTTTATCTATGCAGATGAAGATGGAGTAAAGGGAACAAAAGGATTTACTTGTATTAATCATAGAGATGTATTACATACAGAACCCCATCATACTTGTGAACAGTGTGGAGGTAATCTATACCCTGTTCATTATGTTAATAGAGCGAATGGTGACGACCAATATTTCCTAGAAGGCGAAGTATTACACTTTAGTAAATACAGTCCTAGCCGACTTTATGGTTTCTCTCCTGTAATTACATTATACAATCATATTATGACTCTTATTGCTATGGAAAATTATGTTAATTCAGCATATACTAAGAGCAGAATGCCAAGAGGATTATTGGCGGTTCAAACTCGTAATTTAGATTCAATGAGAGCCTTTTGGCGTGGTGTTAAAGAGAAGATGGAGTCCGACCCTCACTTTATTCCTGTTATGGGTGTTGAATCAGATAGTGGCGGTAAAGGTGCTATTGAATGGATTAAGTTTATGGACAGTCTAAAAGAAATGGATTATATGTCTGTAAAGGATGATTTAAGAGATAGGATTTCAGCATTCTATGGTGTCAGTAAAGTTTTCATGGCTGATAACACTACAAGCGGTGGTTTGAACAATGAAGGTATGCAGATTCTAGTTACTAATCGTGCAGTTCAAATGGCGCAGAATGTGTATAATAATTATGTATTTCCATACTTAGTTAAGCAATTTGGAATAACAGATTGGGTTCTAAAACTCCCTCCATCAGAAGAAGAAGATGAAATTGCTGAATTAAGAAAAAGAGAAATAGAAGTCAATATTGCGGCTTCTATTAAGAATTTAGGATTTGAAGTTGATATGGATGAAGAAGGTAACTTTACCTTTGAAAAACCAGAACCCGTTGAAGGTGAAATGGGAGAAGGCGGTAAAGAAGATAAACCGGCTGAAAAAGACCCATATGCGGGAACAAATATTGATGCATCACAATTAGGACAAATGCAAGAACAAGCATTAGCGGGAGGTTCTAAACCACAGGAAAATCCTCCAGCCACAAGGAATAAAGCCTCAATGAATGTAGGGCCAGATAAGCGAATGTCAGGATTACCTAAAGATGCGGGTAATGAAAATGTGGATAAAAGAACCGAAAGGAGAGTTGGTTGATATGACAGAAGATTTGAAACAAAAAGAAATGAGATTGAAAAAAGAACTAGCAAAGGTTAGAGCGCAGAATGCGGCAGATAATCGAAAGGCAACAGTTAGCCGTGATTATTCCATTGGTGGACTTCCACCGGACACTTCGCATAAACCGATTAATTCATCTAACGATGTTCCTGATGTGGTTCTCTTACCAAAGCATAAAAGAGGAAAAAAAGAGAACATACCTTTCTGATGTGATAATATGTCATGGAAAGCGGTTCTATCGGGTCGAGAAGATGACCCTTCTTTTTTATTGAAGTCGTTAGTGACTGATATAGAAAAGGCGATGGAAAAGGTAAAGCAACAAAACAATCCTTATCTAGACGATAATGGAAAGCCGCTAAAAGGTTTAGAAAAAGAGGCTAAAGCATATTCTGAACTGCTACGAACTTTCAAAGGGTTAAAATTAGAAAAACCCGAACAAAGAGTATCATGGCAACAGTTAGCACAAATGTATGTTGCTTCTCAAATGATGGGAAAAGGCAAAGAAGCAGGTAAAATAGAAGATACTGCGTCTAGAGAAATTAGAGACGACCTAAGAAGAAACATAGTCGCATATTATGATGGTCTAATAAAAAAAGAAAAAAGTAACAAACTAACTAATTTTGAATTAAGTAAAGAATGGTTAGATAAAAATAGATTTTGGAATTTAGAAATTATAGAAGGCATTGGAAAGGAAAAAGGTCTTGCTCCTAAAGGTGCTATAAAAACAGTTAATGAGAAAACTAAAAAAATATTAGAAGATTTAGGCATTTCTTTTAGTCCGGATATGTTCGGTAATTTAACTCCTGAAAGTGGTTGGCAAGAAAGATATATTCTTGCTGGAAAAGATATTCCCGAAAAAATTAAAGAATTAGAGGATTTAATAAAACCTGAAGATATTGCACAAAGAAAGAAAAATAAACTAGAACTACATAATAGGTCGAGTAAAAAAATGAAAGAATTAGATATTTCAACTTACAAAAAATTACTTTTTGATTTAGATACTAGTAACGACTCTTTTGAGGATTTAGTTAATAAATACTATAATGGATTTGTTAGAAGCATTAAAGGTCAAATATTGGCGTTAAAGGAACTTAAAAAAGACAAAGATGAATATAGAATACCAGAAGGAAAACTTTATTCTAGTTCCGGTGGAAAAACAAAATTCCGTGAGGCAGTCAAAAAGTTTAATATTAAAATGCTAGAATCTCTTAAAAAAGATGACTTGCAATACTTCGATGAGAAGTGGGCTATTCTAACAAAAGAAGCAGATGAAAAATTAAAAAATGCTTTAGAAAATAAACCTGCTCCTGTTGATAAAAAGAATACTATTTCTTTTATGGAAGTATATGGTAATTTAGAAGGAGAATCTGAATTAAAGGAACTAAAGAGTTTATTACAAGATGAAGAAATGAAAACTTTCTTCGAGTCTCTTAAAAAAGTAAAATATCCAATTCCTAAAATGTATAATGATGAAACCGGCACTTATGAAGAAGTGAAATGGGATGATTTGTCAGAAAAACAAAAGAATACATGGGAATTACAAAACAAAAGAAAATTCCAAGACAGTTATCAAAGAATACTCAAGAACTTAAAGGCTCTTAAAAATAAATATTCTAAAATGGAAAGTAATACGGCAATTAGAAGAAAAATTGATAATATTACTTCTGTTATTAACACTCTTGCTAAAAGATTCAATATGAAGAATTGGGAACAGGATAAGAAAGAAGCCGAAGAAACAAAGAGAGAAAGAGGAACTTCTTTAAGAAGAACCGGAAAAGATTCTCAATTAACTGATGAGCAAAGAAAGGAAAATGAAAAATTTGAATTGACTGCAATATATGAAGTTTTATTTAGTGACCCTGAATTATTAGATAAAGGAAATATAAAGAGTAAAGTTAAATCTGCACTACCACAATCAGAAACTAAAGTTGCTGCTGCAACAAAATCAATGTGGAAAAATTTTGCAGATAAATTAGAAGTGTTTAGTAAATCTAAAAATCCGGATAAAGACTTCAGTAAATTTATTGCTTCTAACGAATTATACTTTATTGATGTTGTTAATTTACTACAAACAAAAAGAAATCCTAAACCCTTGCCTAAAAGAAAAGTCATTATTCAAAAACCTAAAAAACAAAAGAAGGAAGAAATAGGAATGAGAAGACCTTCAACATATGCTGGCGTAAACCCCGAAAAACCGTTGGTTTGGAATGATAAAACAAAAGAATGGGAAGAACCTAAAAAGAAACCTAAATCAAATATTGGTAGTGGGAAGGTTAAAAAGTCATATGTTCCTAAAGAATTAGCCGCACTCTCTTCCTTATTTGATGATAGTCCAACGACTAGAAATAAGCCAATAGGTAGCAATAAAGAGGCTATGAAAAGAAGGGCTAAAGATATTGGAAGAAAACATAAAGACATTATGTTTACTAACTATAAAAAACTTCGAGAGCAGATGAATAAAATAAAAACAGACGAATTTGATAAATATTTCAGTGAAGCAAAGACTGTTATGGATGCTGATTTATTTGCTTGGATTGATAAAACCAATACAGGGATTGGTTTAAGACCTTTTTCTTATGATGATAGCGATACAGGATTTTCTGATATTGAGGATTCATACAAAACGATAATGAAATTTTTGAATAAAACCATGATGTATAATGGTGAAGAGACAAAGATTTTAGATGTTATTAATAAACTTGGAAGAAAAATTTACAATAAACAAGCAGGTGCTTTAGTTTCTAAGAAAAAACAAAGAATTGCTGACACTATGAAAGAAATTAAAGAATCAACAATTAGAGATATACAAAACCAAAAAAAGACTGATTTTGAAATTCCTAGATTATTAAAATTAAAATTCAAGCAAGAAGGAATAAAACTTAAAAAATATTTCTATAATATATTTCAAGCAACACCAAAACCATTTCCAATCGAAGGAAAAATGCCAGAATTTGATATTGATATTGATAGAGCAAATAATTTTGTTCAAATGTCGGAGAAATTTAGTAATGAATTAAGTGAAACTGAAAAGAAGTTATTTGATGCATGGAAAAAAATATCTGAAAAATTAGATGCAGAAATAAAAGAATCTCCAACAGTTCGAGTATCTGGAGGTAAAGGGCCACAAACTCCAAAATTCGGAAAACCTAGACCAAAGACTCAAACCGCAAGTAATTTTTATATTGCAACAAGAGAATTAAATGAAATAGAAGATAAAATCTATGAATATGATGAATTAATAGATAAAACTATGAGACAAATCGGAATAATAGAAGTTGAAATTGAGGCTTTTATAGAATTGTTTGAAAAAGCACAGAAGAAAGGGTTTATATCAGGAGCAACTAAAAAACCTTTATCTGACAAAAAACAGGAAGCATTAGCAGCCGAATATAATGAAAAAATACAAGATGCTAAAAGAAGCATAAAAAGAAAACTCAGGTTAATTCCTAACTTTAAAAAAGAAATCAAAAAATTAGATAAGTTAGGCGAAGGATGGAAAAAGTCTATTGAAAATATTAAAGAATCAACTAGGGGGAAAGAAGAATGACATGGGATTATTATGATGAACAGGAAGAATATATTCTAAAGGAGAAAAAATCTCCGGAAAAAACTATTCTCAATAGTTTAGATAGCAAGCAAACTAAGAAACTAAAAAAGACTTTACAAGCGGCAGAACCTACTGAATTTTTCGGACAGGACTTCACTAAAATGGGTGAGTTGATAGATGTTCTGAAAGACTTAGATTTTATGAAGTCGGACAAAAAACTCAACAAACGCATGAAAAGCATGGATGAGCGCAACCTTGATATTGTAGCCACTGCTACCAAACTCCGTAAGGATTACGAAACCTTGTATCGTCAATTGCGAGAAATGATTTATCCAAAGAAAAAAGGTGGAAAAAATGAGTGAATTAAATGAAGATGTATTGGCGATTTTGAAAGCCTTAACTGATAAGATAGAACAACTAGAGCAGACCGTATATCATAAGGACAACCTTTTGATGAAATCCGGTCTTGTAGTTACAACAAGTCCAAGCCCTAAAATGAATAATACCATTGGTAGTGCTTCTGCTATTGGTGATGTTTCAAGTATGGATTGGTCGGATATTCATAAAATGATGGAAAAGGTAGGTGGGCAATAATGCCAGAAAGAGTAACTAAAGAAGAAAGAATTGTTAGTCTTGCGATTGAAAAAGCAAGAAGGGCAAAGGAATTATTGCAACAAGAAAGTGTTCACGAAAGGCTTCCTCTTGATGATGAAATAGAAGTTGAGAAAATTAAAAGACCTAAAGTAACTAATGTAAAACCTAAGAATCAAACTCAAAAGAAAGAAGGGTATGGTCTTGCTGGTGAAACTACTGAACATAAAATCAAAAAGGCTGAATCAAATTTACCGGATGAAGTAACAAAAGCGTTAGATAAAGTGGCCGAAGAAATAAGAAAGGCTTTTGACGATGTTGACCTTAAATCTTTATTACCGCTTGTAGCACCTCAAGGAAGGGCAAGGCAAAGGTATTTTGATAAAGAAGAAATGATTGAGACATTGGTTAAAAAAGCGATTGATGCACTTAAAAAACAAAAGAGAACAAGCCGTTTTGATGGGAAATTGTGATGACCTATGCCTAAATCCGGCCTTCTATTTGAGAAGAAGGGTAACGCTTCTAATCAAATACTTCAATTGTTTGAAAGAGTTAGGGTTGCCTATCTTTCTGCAAGAACCGACCCGAAAGAGTATGGTTCAAAATGGAGAAGTGCTATTGAATACATCAAAGAGGAATATGATGATTCGGGGAAGTTTGGAGAAGAATTGAAACGCTACATTGATGATAAGGATTTGAATAATGAAGATGCTTCCGATGTAACTACTACTATTGCTGAAAAGATATACGAAGCAGTGAAAAAACTTCGATATGCTTCTGATGAGGTTTCTGACCCTTTTGCCAAACACTTCAAAGATAATGTTCTTGAAGCGTTATTAGAATCACCGGAAACAATGGTTAAATTCTTGCATTATGCTATGAGAAATGACAATAAAGCACTTAATCCATCCATTTACAGCGTTAAAGACATGAAACCTGACACCATTACGGATGGTCTTATGGGACTTGACCTAGAAGTGGATGATATTCCCCTCTATATTATTGAGCATTATGGGGATGGAAAAGACTCAAAGAAGGTGGAAAAGAAAGTTAAGTCTGCTATGGCTATGTTAGAACTATTATTCTTTTCTAAACACAATGAAGAAGATTGGGAAGAGTTAGAAGATATTGACATGGAAACTGATACACCTAAAAAAATGATTGAAAAATCAGAAACAGAAAAGGGTAAGACAGATTTTATTACTCCTAACAAACCTATGTATAGAATATTTGACATTGAAGACATGGAAGAGTTAAAAGGATTTAGCGGTGAATACATTGTTCAAGAAAAATATGACGGTATGAGAATACAGGTTCATAAAATAGACAACAAGATTAAAGTTTATTCCTATAATGAAAAAGATATTACTGATAAGTGTAAAGAAATCGTTGAAGAAATGAAGAAGAAACACTTCGGGGATTGTATTCTAGATGGTGAATTAATATTATTTGATGGAAAGGATGCACTACATAGAGCAGATACTATTGCTCATGTGTTTAAGGGTAAATATCCTGATGCTAAACTAAAAGCGCATATGTTTGACATTATGCGACACAATGACAAAAATATTGCAGATGAACCTTTGAGTGATAGATTGAACACAATGTTCAATAATTATTCTGTTCATTCGAGTGAATATCTAAACTTCCCTTCTAAGAAAGATACTCGATTAGCGGATTCGATTAAAGAAGTTGAACAGTATTCAAAAGAAATAATGGATATGCCTACTGCCGAAGGTGTAGTCATTAAAGATTCAACTTCCACATATTACATAGGGACTAAGAAAAATCCTAAATGGATTAAATGGAAGAAGTTTGTTGATTTAGATTTGATTGTGTTAGATAAAAAGAAAACTAAATCTAAACTGTATTCATATACATTAGGGGCTGGGCCGACTGATGAAGGACAAGAAATTAATGGTCTTAAATATATGAATGTAGGAAAAGCATTGAATACTAAAATATCTGTTGATATTGGAGATATTGTTCGTGTAAAAGTTGATGAGGTAAAAAAGAAAGGAGACACTTATTCAATTTATTCTGCTAAAGTAATAGAAGTTCCAGAAGTGGAATATCCTGATAAGTTAGTCACACTTGAGTTGTTATCTAAAGATACAAAGAAATCTTTGAATTATGATGTAAAAGCATTAGAAAAGGGAGTAAGTGTTACTGATTATATTCACGGTGAAACTAATGTTATTATTAAAGGTGACATGGATGGATTTACTATTTATGGGTTCGATGAAAGTAACTTAATGTCTAAAAATGCTTTAGCAAATTTAGATGAATGGAAAAGTCAAGCAGAAGCAATAATGAAAACAAAACAGTCTAGATTAACTGTTGCGGCCTTTCAGTATCTAAAGGAAAGGGGTGCAAAAACTCCTAAAGAATTACATGATTTCTTAGTAAAAAATCATTCTAAAATATATGAAGATATTCTAGAAAGTAAAATGAATAGACTACCTAATTGGATGGATGAAAGAGATGGTATTTCTTTTGATAAGAAAGAAAAGAAATTAATTGCAGACCCCGATAAGATTATGCAAGATGAAGAGGAAATTAAAAAATATAAAACTCCAAAAAAACTTCAAGAGGGTAATTTCAAATTATATCTAAGGGATGATGAAAACTTAAACTTAGTAATTAAGTTAGAAGATGAAACACTTAATTGGTTAATAGACTTAGAAAAAGACGATGATATATTCAGATTGTTTGGAAAGGCGAATAAATACCCTGCCCAAATAGCAACTAACATTTCCAAGAAGAAAATTATAGATTCTGGAGAAATAGGACTCGGTGTTCAGAAAGAAGGCTATCACGAATATTTCTTGAGAGGTAATAAGTTTGAAACTAAACTGCACTTTAGAGTAATAGAAGTGGATGGAAAGGAAATGTGGCTGGCTTGGACAGGGTATAAACAGAAGCCAGCAGATAAAGACACTGATGCTGGACTATGGAATATTTACGAAGATAAGTATAAAAAATTGCCACTTCCACCTAAATGAACCGTGTCTTTAATATAGTGAAAGAAATTACAAGGGGTTGAAGAACATGAGCATTAGTGTCATGGCAACAAGGAATGATGATTTCAGAATTCTAAAAAGCGATGATTTAATGATTGGAGGATATGCAAGTATTGAAATCGTGGATAAACAAAACGATTTAATTACATTAAATGCATTAAAAACCGCAGTTACAAAATTCATGGAAGATAAAAAATTCAGAAATGTAATGACAAATCATTCAAATGTTCAAGTTGGAGAAGTTGTGGACTCTTATAGGGATAAAACCGGAAAACTATGGAAATCGGAAGTTGATGATGTAGGGTTCTTTGTAGTAATTAAATTAAGGGATGACATAGAAAAAGCCAAAGAGGTTGGAAGAGGTATTCGCAAAGGCACATTAAGGTCTTTTAGCATAGGTGGACAAGCATTACAAAAAGTAAAGAAAAGCCACAGTGAATTAGGGGAGTATAACGAAATAAGTAAATTAGAACTCCATGAAGTAACAATATGTGAAAAAGGCATTAATCCCGAAGCGAAGTTTGATATTCTGAAACAAGATATTGGAGATGAAAAAATGAGTGATAAACTAGAAAAAGCACTAAATGAATTAGACACTCTTCTAAAAGAAGTTGAGAGTCTAAAAGGAGACGAAGAGGAGTCTATGGACAACAATTCTGAAATGATGGAAGAAAATGCTGAATACATGGAAATGGCTGACGATATGGACAAAGGCGATTACATGAAAGGTGATGAAGAAGATGATGAGAAAGAAGGAACAAACCCTCGTTATGATGATTCTGCCGACAAAGCATACCTAAGAACACTTGATGGTGCAGGTAATCAAATTGGTGAACCTGCTGATAGAATCGTCATTAACAACGGAAAGCCAACTGCTTCCGATATGCCGGTTGTAAAAGCATTTGAAAACAATGAATTTGATACACTAAACCTATCAAATGCAAACATTGAGAAGGCTTACGAAGCATTCCGTCAAGAAAAACTTGAGGAACTAGCATACGATAACCTTCGCAAGTCTTTTGAAACTCGCTTTAGCAGTGAAGTTGCAAACCGTGAGAACATTCTCGCAAAGTCACAATATGACGCACAGGCTGAAATTGCTTCCATTAAAGAAGAATTTAGCGAACTAAGAAAGTCTTTGACTGCTGAAAAGGAAACTATCCTAAAAGCACAAGAAGAATCAGTAATTAAAATGCCATCAATTGATGATATTGCATCAATGGATTGGAGCGATATTCACAAAATGGTGAACAATATTTGAGGTGATTAAGATGACAGGATATATTAACACAATAGCAGATTTAGAAGCACAAACATACGGAATGAATCTTCCAGCCGGAAATGCCTTGCTAAAGCAAGCAGGTATGGTTGGTGGAATACACACAGGACATGACGGTTCTCCGTCATTTAGCGGTTCAGCCGTTTCTGATGTATCAGCACTATACAATGTCGTTTATGGACAAAAGGTTTGGTCTATGCTAAACCGTGAAGTTAACGCATTGTCTATGATTTCAAAGAGGCCATACACTTCAAGCGGTTGGAGAGTATTAAAGAGCAGACCTGCTGGTGGTAGCGGTAATCTATTTACTGTTGATAAAGCAGATGTTTCCCTAACATTGGGAGAATTGGGTTCAGATACACCTAGAGCAGATTCTATTGGTGGTGTTCCAGAAAATGCTGGACTTTCAACTGCACAAGATGGATTAGGGCCAATTGCACCAACTTATGCTCAATTGAACATGAGTCCTAAAGTTGTTGCACACCAATTTGATTTCAGCGAGTTGGCTATGGAAATGGCACAAATTGATGATGGAATTGGCGATATTAGAGCGCAAATGCGTGAAGATATGGGTAAGCACCACGCTGAAGTCCAAAACAAGATGCTTGTTATGCCACTAGAGTTTTATGGTGAATCAGCACTATTGCCTAACATTGGTAACAATTATACTTCATTGTTGAAGGTTATTACTTCAAAGGATGAATTGGATAAACTAGACGCACAATCTTCTCTAATGACTGATAGTGCTACTGCAACAAATGTAAGTCACATTTACGGAACAAACCGTGATGCGGCTTCATTCCTTGATGCCGAAGTTGATGAAGGTAATTCTTATGCAGCAACAGATGTTAGGCCACTAAGCCTAACTTTGCTAAATAACATGGTTCGCAACCTAAGACTTGCTGGTGGTTCACCAAAGGTTATTCTAACCGGATATGACACTATTCAAGCAATTGCAGACCTATTGCAAAGTCAAGAAAGATTTATGGATAGAAAAGAAATTGTTCCAACAGTGAACGGTGTTCGTGGAACAAAGGGTCAAGAAGTAGGATTTAGAGTAGCAACATACTACGATATTCCACTAATTCCTGTAAAAGACATGACTAGCACAGGATTGGCTTCAACTCAACTATCTGACCTATTATTCCTTGATACAGACCATCTATGGCTATCAGTTATGAAGCCAACTCAATACTTTGAAGATGGTATCGCTAATGGAAACCCATTCGGTGTAGGAACATTAGGTAACAGGGCTTTGTATAGAACAATCGGTGAAGTCGGTTGTTCTTTCTTCAAGGGTCAAGGAAAAATTACTAACATACAGTGAGGAAAAAATAAGGAGAGGATAATATGGCTTTTGAAAGTGCAATTACATTTGAAATGAATTTAGAAGGAAACAGAAAGATTGTGTTTGGAACATTTACAAACGGTGGTTCAGACGAAGGTGGGGATATAGCGACAGGACTATCTAGAGTTGATACAATTAGTCTAACTCATAGTGGTGCGGCAGTTGTCGCTTCTGCGCCTACTGTGAATGAAACTTTACCTATGACGGCAAGTGGTGATGTTACTATTGTAACTGTTGCGGGTGCTGATGGTTTTTGGACTGCAATCGGACAGTGAGGTGTTTTAATTGACACATACAGTAACATTGTTAGCCGACCATAAAGGCTACACAAGACCGAGAGTTGTTGGTGATGAATATATGGTTGATGCGAATATCAACATTACTTCATATACCGAAGATGGTGAAATAATCACCGCTTCTTCTTTGGGATTAAGCACAATTACTGCGGTTGTAATTACCGGTGCGGAAGTTGCTTCCGGTGTTGCTCTTGAAAGATTTGTTGTGGAATTGAACAGTGATGGCGATTATGAAAGCACATCGTCTTTTGCTCTAGTAGGGACTACTGCTTCTTCGGGTGCTGAATCGGGTAATTCTGATTTGGGAATCGTTAGAGTAAGAGTTTACGGACTGATTTGAGGTGAATTAATTGGTTAAACTTAAATTAACCCCTAATTCATCAATAGCAAAATTAAAAGTTACACCAACACAAGAAATCACAAGAGAAAAAGAAATAGAAGTTAGCGTTGCCTTTGCGATTAATCGCATTGGCGACCCTAACTATCTATTTACTTTTGAAGAATGTGACCGTTCTGATTTGGAAAGTGCTGATGAAAAACTATTGGCTAGTGCTTCTATCGGTCTAAGAAAAGAAGTGACTGCTAAAGAATTGGTTGAAACGCTACTACCTAAGAAAAAGGTAGTGCCTAAAAAGACTACACCAAAGAAAACTACGAGGAAGACTACTACTAAGTCCTCTCTAACTACTGAATAATATCGGTAGTATTAATAGAGAGGCGTAGTCTCCCTCAATTGAAACAGGTGATACTATGGGATATTCAAGCAGGTCAAGCGGTGTTTTAGGTGCTGATAAATTAATTGTCACAGGAAGAACGAAATTAGTTAGTATTCATGCGGCTATTAAAATTGTGAGTAATGGGGCAGTAACTATCAATGTCTATGATGGCACTGATAATACAGGAACTAAAATTGCCATGATAGAGCATTCAACAACAGGCTATTATAATTATGAATATGATATGCATGGAGTTTTGTGCAATACAGGATTATTCTTAGAAGTGGTTGAAACAGGTTCATCCACCGCTAATGTTTCTGTTGAATTTAACTGAGGTGGTCGGATGGCGGCACTAAATCAAGATACTAGACTAATTATGACTATACTATTCGTTGGCACTGTTAGCGGTGCTAATGTATATTTTTATGCTAACTACGGGATTAATTTCCCTTACACTACATTAGCCCATGCTACCTTGTTCGGATTAATTACCGTTGGAGGTATCATGTGTTTGAAAGCAATCTTCGATTTATCACTTAACGATAAGATTGAATTAAGATTGTTAGATAGAAGAATCAATGCTTATTGGGAACGCAGGGCGAGGGATGAGCAACAAAGACAAAAACTTCAAGAAACTATGAAGCAATACAATACATCAGTTATTGCACCTAGCACCACAATGTATGAAACCGAAAACACAATTTCAAATGACTTTTTGGCTAAACTACAATGAGGTGGTTAAATGTTTAATGACATAATGGGTTTTACAGAAACCGACTATGTTTATAATCAAAGCAGGGCGCATTCTGCTGATATGTTTTTTATGAAAATGAGAATGTGGTTTTGGGTCACTTGTGCCTCTTTATCCTTTTTCTTTCTAGGAAATATATTAGGTGTCTTTGACATAAATGTTGTTGGTTGGATATTAGACAACCTTTGGCATTCTTGGGAGGTTTAATCTTGTCAGTGATGACAGGTTTCGCTATTCTTGTCGGCGAAGCGATGATAGGTTTTTGGAAAAAAATACACGCAATCAATTTCGGAGTTTATGGAGCAACAATGGTAGGCAAAACAACATTAAGTCACCAATTAAGAACAAGAGGAGAAGTGCAGCAAATTAATGAAAGGACTGTTGGATTACATAGACCAACAAGAAAAACAATTAAGATAGACGGGGATATGCACACTATAAGAAGTTCTGATATAGGAGGAGAAGCGATATATTGGAAAGAATGGGCTAAAGATATGAGAATGAGAAAACCTAAATACATTATTTTCATGATAGACCATAGGCACTTAGATAGCGGAGTTAATTTAGACCACCAAGTAGCGTGGAAGTTTTTAGTTGATGTTATTATTAGTGATAGATGGCCGAATGGTAAAAAGAAAAAAGAAAAAGATTATCCTTTAGCAGTAGGAATATGGGCTAATAAATATGATATATGGGGAGAAAAACATAAATCAGAAAAGTCTATTGAAAAACATGAAATTTTTGAACCTTTCAAATACGGAATGAGGCAACTAAATGATAAAGGAATACCGACATTCAAATACATAGTATCAGCAAAATCAGACCCCGAAATGGTGTATAAAGGAATCACTACAATGATAAAAGATTATTGAGGAATAAATATGGCATATCAACAACCGAACTTAATAGGAACTAATGTTTCAATAACTCCTAATTCAAGCAACCCAAGTCAATTAAATTCATTTTCTATGAATAAGTTTTTACCTAAACTACAACAATTTAGAGCAGGTGGAAATATAACAGAATACAAATACGATGCTATTAAACCTAAAAAACAATTAAAAGAAATAAAAAAGATTCTATTACCAGAAAAGAAAAGTTTTCTGAAACTAAAATACGGTCATAAGTTTAATTTCAAAGATGTATGTATTGTTTGTGGAACACATCATGTTTGGGAGGCTGGAGATTTTCTAAGACCCCCTATTCCTTTAGATAAAGTCACTAAAGGAAGACCGATGAGAGGCACTTATTGTCCTAAACACGCAGCAATTCATAAGCAAATGGAAATGCTACAACAACAAATCCTTGCTGATGAACACGGCTTAGACTTCAAAGCGTTTATTCCTAAATTAAAAACTCCTCAACTTATGAAGAAAACTCCTCTTGTAACCCTAAGCAAAGAAGATGTTGCTAGTCTTACTTCAACCGGATGGCTTATTAAACCGCCCACCTTAGCGGATAGTGAAACGACTATGGCGGAAATTGTCCGTTTGGTTGTTGAAATAGGATTATCAACGGAAAGATTAAATTATCTGTTAAGTAGCAACAATAAGGAGGAATAATTATGGGAATGTTTGGAACAAGTAATGGAGCAGTAATGGGTGCGGTTCAAGCACAATCAGAACAACAATTCAAAAATGTTAGTAATTTGCTTTCATTACAAGAAAATCATGTTGAAGAGTTTTTCCAATATCATGGTCAGCAATTTTTTGCTGCATTAGAACAGTTAATGGAAGATGTAGTAGCAAGGTCAGTTAGTCAAATGTTAACGCAATTAGTATTTGTTCAAGATTCAACATCAGGGACAATGAAATTACAATCCGGTGCTTTGGCAGAATTTGAAAGAATTACAAAAGAAAACATTGATTTAGATTTAACAAGACTATTAGATTCAGCAATCAATACAGAAGTTATCAATCAAAGAAAGATGGCAAAACAACAATACCTAGAATCTCAAGGCTTCTCAACACCAAATACACAGGTTTCTGCTGGTGCGGCAATTGCTGGTGTAACAGGTAATATGCAACAGTATAATCAAGTGAATAGTGCAGTAAATAACGGTTCGGGCTATCCTATTCCTCCAAATGGAACAGATGGATATGGTCGCCCATATTGGATTGATGCTAATGGTCAAATGAGTTACGAACCACCTTCTTCGGGATTAGGATTAGGTTCAGCAATACAAAAAGGTGCGGCTTGGGCTAAATGGCTAATGTGAGTTGATTCACAATGGAAATTATTTACAGTGGTGCTGGCGGTAGGGCTATCAATTGGACTACCAAATACGCCACAAACGAAATGAAGAAATTCATTTTCGGTAGTAAATATTTAGAAACTAGGAAAAAGGACTATAATGATATTGATGATTATATTGAAAGCATTCCTAAAATAAATGATAATTTTGATAAAAAAGAATTTGATTCGATTAACGAAGCCGCTATTAAAAAGATAAAAGAAACCAAAATCAAAGAATTGGATATGGATTTCAAAATATATTTTTTAGATAAGGTAGGTAATTACACTATTCAGGATTTAGGAACTGATAGAGTCCTAGATGATATAACAGGTGAAACTAGCCGCATTGATTTCGAAGAAGAAATAGAAATGGGATGGGCAGATATTGATAATTATTTTAATTTTCTTTCAAAGGCAGAAAAAAATGGCATAAAAGAAAAAACAGAAAGAAAAAAAGAAATTAAAGTTTTAGAATTCGATGAAAGAAATGTAGTGTCACAATTGCCAAACAAAGGAAAACCTAAAACTAAAACTGAAAAACTTAATAGTTTAGGCTTTGATTATATTTACGCTGAACGGGTAGGTCGTAAAATAAATTTACTAAAACCTATTGATACATCTATGAAGTTTGGGTTAGAAAGAGGAAAGTTAATTCCCTCGGATTTAATGCAATCTTATGATAAATTTTATAGCAGGGTTAAATTAAATACCAAAGGAGAAGTAAAACAAGGTTTTGACTTACCTTATGTTTTTACTAGAAGTCTTTATTTTGCAGAAGAGATGAAAGAGTCTTTAGAAAATAAAGTATCTAATACTAAAGAATTAATTAATAACACTAAAGAGTTAATTAGAGATTTAAAATCTGTTTCTTCAAAAGAAGATAAAGAACGCCAGCAAAAAAAATTAGAGGACTCAACTAAATTATTAAAAAGTTTAAACGAATCGTTAGAAAGAGCGAGAAAATATATGAGTTTAACTGCTAGTTTAAGAAAAGAAATTAAAGACTTTACAGATGTATATAATGACTTTGATGATAAATACGATGTTATCAGAAATAAAATTGAAGCAGGTAAAAGATTAACTGATGAAGAATTAAATTTTGTTCCTACTAATTTAATAAAAGGAAAAGGAAGAGATAATGATTTTACATTCAAAGATGAATACCTAAAACTGTATAAAACAACAAAGGAATCACAGGCCGCTAAAGATGCAGGTCTTACTAGAGCCGAATACTTTTTAGAAATATTTGATGAAGCAACAGACGCTTATGATAACGAAGCCATGACAAAAATGAAAAATTGGTTAGAAGAATATCAAAAGAAAGGAAATGAGTTGAATAAAGAGTTTGAAGAAAAACTAGGAATAAAATCTCCTATTTCTAATTTAACTGCCGCAGAACAAAAAGAAGCGTTTACTAACCCAAAGGCATTCGTTAAAAAGAATAATATGGTTAAAAGGGCATTGAATGATTTGAAAAATAATTACAGAATATATCTGAGAGTAACTAAAGAAGATAAACGAAAAAAGAAAGATGGTAAAATGACAATGGTTACTACTTACAATGTTAATAGTTTTTACATAATGTTAGAAGAAGAATTAGTTCCTCCGGTTGTCCCTAAAGGAACAGGCGGAGGTTCGCAAGTTGCACCATTTAGGGCAAAACCTAGAACAAGGAAAGCCCCGCAAGCAACGGATGATAAAAAGCCAAAATCAAGAGTTTCTTATTCCGGTAAAAAGGATTATGAAGTCAAAAAAGATATTAATTTGTTTGCTAAAAGAATTAATAAGAAATTAAAAGAATTGGAGTTAGTGATATAATGCCCGTAGCATCCTCCCCTAGTGACTATACCGCAATCAATGTTGACTATTCAACAGGTAATGGATTTTATACAGATAAGGATGCCGTTTCTGATATGCTACAAGTTCCAGCATTTTCTTCTTCCACATATCCTTCTCAAGCACAAGTCGGTGCTATTATCAAAAACATAGAAGGTATTGTTGATGATAAAGTAAAGAGGTCATACAGACCAATTATTTATGAAAACGAATTCCATAACTTTGAGTT